TCGCCATGTCGCATCTCGGCGCTCGCCATCCGACATCCGCCGTCGAGGTCGGCCGCCCATCGCCATGTCGCATCTCGGCGCTCGCCATCCGACATCCGCCGTCGAGGTCGGCCGCCCATCGCCATGTCGCATCTCGGCGCTCGCCATCCGACATCCGCCGTCGAGGTCGGCCGCCATCCGACGTGTCGCATCTCGGCGCTCGCCATCCGACATCCGCCGTCGAGGTCGGCCGCCGTCCGACATCCGCCGTCGAAGTCGGCCAACATGGCGCCATGCCGACATCCGTCGGCATCCGTCGACATCCTGTGGATCAGACCCACCTTTCCCCACCAGTCGGCCGTGGTACGCCATCGTACCTGCCTTCCTCACCAAGTGTCTAGTTATCCTCCGATGGCATACATCGGGGCCTGCATCTGACAAGGTAGGCAAGTATCCGACATGTCGCATGCCATCGCCTTAGAACTCACCGTGTGGTGAATTAGGGGGCGATCGGCGGTGAGCGGCGAAGATGTGCGCAAGGTAGGCGGATCGGGGGCGGTCGGCGCTCGAGGCCTACGGGTGAAGCCCATGTGTGCGGAGGTCGGGGGGCTACCCACGGGGGTTCCGGTGTAGGGCGGTGTGGGGTGGGGGTTGGCCCAAGACCGGCTACGAAAATTTCGTGGCGAAATCCGCCCCCCAAGACCGGCTACGAAATTTTCGTGGCGAAATCCCGATTCGCGGCTAGCTAGGCGGAATCGTTACCGAAAAACCGAACGGCGGGCGCGACGGTGTCTGGAATCCAGTGACGACGGACTACGGGAAACGGTCGACGCTAACCGCTCGAGAAATTTCACAATTCGGTATTCTAGAATCGCGAACGGGCGCCGGGGGCGGGCCTTCGATCGGCCCTTACGGGCCTTGCGCCGGGCGCGGCGTGTGTTATGTTCGATTTACCTTCTCCTCATAGGAGATGCCCATCGCGAGATGGGGGCGATTCGAGAGAACCGTCGTGGTGGTGGAGGCCTTCCGGCGACGGACGGCGGTCAAATAGACTGGGTAAGCCGAGATAAACGAAGCGATTCTCGCCCCTTCCACGCTCCGAGCCGTAAGGCGAGGAGAGCCCCCCTCGAACCCGATCCCCCGGGACGGTTCACTCCGAAGCATGCGCCGGCGATACAAAACCCGCGAACTTGCTGGCGAAGAGAGTCGCTTGGGAGTACTCGAGGGGTGGCTATCGTCCGGGGGGCGGGGCGGTAGCCCCGACCGGATCCGATGCCGACCGACTATCGTCGGCCGACTTCGAAACCGAATCGCCTACGATCCTAAACGGTTAGACGCCTACGGAACGAGATGCGAATCGCTTCCGAGCCCCACTTCGCTCGCTCTAGCCTAAAAGCGAACGATCCTAGCCGCCTAGATGCATATCGCGTACGAACCTAAAAGCCGATTTGAGTATCGCGTTCGAGTCGAGATGTAAATCGCCGTCGAACCCCTAACCGATGTGCAAATCGGCTAAGGCTAACGATACTAGTAGGTTAGCCGACTAGATGCGTATCGCGCCCAAACCGATGTGCTAATCCGCTCCGCTCGTTCTAGCCTAAGTGCGAATCGGCTAAGAGCGAACGATCCTAGTAGGTTAGCCGCCTAGATGCGTATCGGATCGACGCCCAAATGGCGGAGGGAGTTGTATCTAGCGCCCTTATACTGACCAACCGTTTAGTGTATCGGCGTTTAGCTCGTTCGATCTGCCCGACTCGCCCCGTTCGAAGCGCCCGTTTTACGACTCGGATCGGACTCGACTCGCGCGTCGATCGCTCCCGTTACTCGTCCTATTCGCCCTTCTGCGCTCTCCCTCGGGCGGGGAGGCCCGTAGGGCCTCCCCGCCCTCCACCTCGCCTCTCGCGCCCGGCTAGGGGCCTTTCTTGGCCCGTCTAATCGCAAAGCCGATCCCGTCGTTTGGGTTTCGGACTTGATAAACTACCGAATGGGATGTGGTAGGTTTAGGTGCGATGCCTACTGCCACTTCTCCCGTTTCCGCTCCCTCGATCTTCGATGCCGAGTTCGACGATCCGGACGACGACGAAGCGCCTCCCGATCCGAACGCCGAGCCGATCGCTCCCGTCGTTCGGTCCGAGCCCGACACGTCTCTCGAGCGCTTGCCTTTGCCTCGCGGCCGGCGATCGTCTCTCGACAAGCGCTCGATCGGCACGATCCGCGCCGCGCTTCGTTCGGGAATGCCGCTGTCGCAAACCGCGGGGTTGATCGGCATTTCTAGCTCGACGCTCCACTCGTGGTTGCGAAAGGGGTACGAGCCCGAGCCCGGCGACGATCCGTTGTACGCGGAATTGGCCCACGTCGTCGACTTCGAACGATCGCAACAAACGTTGCAAGGCGTGGAATTGATGAAGATCCACGCGTTGAAAGACCCTCGCGCCGCGAGATGGTTGCTGCAAGCGCAAGATCCGCACACGTGGGGCGATAAGCTTCAGCAAAAGGTCGAAGTGGAGCACACCCACAAGAAGGCCGCCGAGGACTTGTCGATGCTGACCGACGAAGAACTCGAGCTTCGCGCCCGGATCGAGGAGAAGATCACCGCCGGGCGGCTCGGAGAAGGCGGATGATCGACGATCCGGAAAGCGAAGCGCCCGAAGCCGAGAGCGAAAGCGAAGCGCCCGCGGCCGAAGCGCCCGAGAAGCGCGGCCGGGCGCCGTTCACGCCGATGCGTCGATGGCGGATCGGCGCGGCGCTCTTCGGCCAACCTAAATCGCCCGAGCATCGGCTCGCCATGTCCGAAGCCCACCGCAAAAGGAAGCGCTCCGAGGCCCACCGCAAGGCCATCTCCGAAGGCCGGCGTCGGCAAATCGCCGAGGGCAAAGCCGCGACCCACGAGCGCGCCCAAAAAGAGCACCTCGCCCGCAAGCGTCGGCAATACGAACTCGACCTTCTCCGAGCCTACGAGGCGGGTCGGATGGATTTGTATTGGGACGTGTGGGCGAGCCAAGGATGGCGCGAGGAGCGGTGGATCTTCGACTCGTCGGTCGTGTCCGACGGGACGGTCGCCCTCTACCGCCGCTCTCGCCGCCGGCGGAAGCTGCCCGACCACATCATCGAGACGTACTTCGCCCCAATCGTAAAGGAACTCCATGGCCTCCCCCGCGACTGATCGAGAGCTAGTGCGCCGCGGCGGTTTTGCGAAGTTCGTCCAACTCGCATGGCACGTCATCGATACGTCGACGCTCGTGTGGGAGCCCCACATGCAACTCCTCGCCGACCACTACGACGCCGTCTCGCGCGGGGAAATCACCCGCCTCGTCGTGAACGTTCCGCCGGGCACCGGCAAGACGCTGATCACTTGCGTACTATGGCCCGCATGGGACTGGATTACGAACCCCCGGCGCAAGTGGATGTTCATCGGCTACTCGGACGATAAGGTTCGCGAGTCGGCGGATTTGCACATCCGGCTCGTGCGCTCGGAGTGGTTTCAAGAGCGCTGGGGTGACGTCGTCGGCAACATCGAAGGCGGCGAGCGCGCCGCGTCGGGGCGGTTCTACAACACCCACGGCGGGATGCGCATGTCGACGACGATGAACTCGAGCGCGACCGGATTCCACGTCGACATCCAAGTATGCGATGACCCGAACAAGGCGCAGGACCTCGACCTCGGCGGCGACTCGGCGCGGGAGAAGATGTCGCAATCGGTCGCGCGATGGCGCGGCGCGTTCGCCACCCGCACCGGTAATCGCCTCGAGTTCCGCCGCGTGGTGATCATGCAGCGCCTTCACGAGGCGGACCTCGCGGGCGATTGCATCGCCGCCGGCTACCAAGCGCTCATCTTGCCGATGGAGTTCGAGCCCGAGCGCGCGTATCGGTCGAAGTGGGGCTCGGATTGGCGCACCGAAGAAGGGGAGCTACTCGCACCGAAGCGCTTCCCGCGCGAGGTCATCGACATGCTCAAGACGGGCGCCGATGCGATGACGGCGCTCGATTGGGCAGCGCAAATGCAGCAACGGCCGAGCCCCGCCGCGGGCGTCGTGTTCTCGACGCAGCACTTCCAGCGGCGATGGGACGCGCGCCCGTCGAACCTAGGGCGGATCATCCTCTCGGTGGACGCGACGTTCAAGGAGACGAAGAACTCTGACTTTTGCGTCATCCAAGTGTGGGGCCAACGCACCTCGACCGAGTTCTATTTGCTCGATCAATGGCGAAAGCGCACGGGCTTACACGGTGCGATCGAGGCGACGCTCGCGCTCCGGGCGCAATGGGGCGCGACGACGGTCATCGTCGAGGATCGCGCGAACGGGAGCGCGGTCATCGAGACCCTACGCGGGCAAATCCCCGGCGTCGTGCCGGTGCAACCCGAAGGCGGTAAAGAAGCGCGGGCGTGGTCGATCCAACCGATGCTCGAACACGGCTCGGTGGTGTTCCCGTCGGACCGCGTAGCGCCGTGGATGGAAGGCTTCGTCGCCAACGCCGTGGGCTTCCCGACGGCGCGCTACGACGACGAGGTCGACGCGATGAGCCAAGCCCTCCGCTACCTCGCCGGCCGCGGACGCCGGGCGAAATGGCGCGACGCGATCGGCGGGATGTCGAAACTAGCCGGCGCGCTCGGCCCCGGGCGTTTTTAGCTGGACGCGCGCCCCGCGGGGGCATACGTTCTAGACGGGCCTCATGGGGAGGCTTTGTGGTAACATAAAAGCCCAAACCCGATCGGGGTCTAGGATCGGGTAGCCTGCCGGCGGGCTAGTGGATCGGGCGCTCGTCAAGGCGTTCGAAGCCGGCTTTTTTCGCGCCCGTTTGAGGGCGCCGAAGGAGGAGCCGATGTCTAGCGAGAGCGATCCGCTTACGACCAAGGAGCGTAGGGCCGTTGCTTGGGTGAAGCGGAACTCGCCACCACATTCCAGATACTACGTCATAGCGCGAGCCCTCGAGCGCGTGGCGCCGGAGCCGAAAGAGTGGGTGGACTGCACGTTCGGCGAGGCGATGGTCGCTCTTGAGGAAGGCAAACGCGTTCGCAGGAGAGCGAACGTCCCAGGCGCCCCGTGGTATGAGAGCCCTGTAGGCGAAGAGTGCACCGTAGCCGCGTTTCGATCGCTCCGGTGGCAACGTGAAAGGACGACGCCGTGAAGGACGAAGACACAACCCACTCGACCCGACTGCGCACGAGATCTCGGCGGAGTGCGAGCGCGTGGGATACCAGACACGAGGATTGGGCGCCGAAAAGCAGAGGAGGTAAGCGGTGAAAGTTGTAAAGACGACGAAGGCGACGGACGTCGCCGATGCGCTACGAGCTGGGGCGATCGGCGCCTTCGACGGCGAACGTGACGTCTTCTATCTAGGCAAAGGGCCACATCCGCAGGCGTACGCCATTGAGATGTTCGACGAGTCCGAGTGGTATGTCGTCTACGCTGACGACGTCCCCGCGCCCGAGATCGATCCGCTCTCGCCGGACGATCGGCTTATCGTCGAACGGCACCGAAAGTCGTCCGACCGAGCCGTTCGGCGGATGATCGAATTGCTCGATGTCTTCGCGCCCAAGCCCGCCTTGGATTTCGAGGAGTGCACACCCGGCGAGGCTTGCGATGCGGCGCTGTCGGGGGTCATCGTCGAGTACGAAACCGTCCGCGACGATTGGCGACGTCTAACCGATTCGCCCGGCGACGTGCAGTGGGCGAAGTCCCGATGGAGGAAGGCCAAGGCTAGGCCCCCGGAGACGGGGGGCGGCGCGGCGTGATGCTACCCTAAGGCATGGCCGAAACCGTATCCGACGCCGCGCCGCCCGACGCCCCCGCCCCTCCCCGTCTCCGGGGGCTCGGCGATAGCCTCGGAGATCGTTTAGGGATTCCGGTTTTCGCCGTCGACGCGGTCGTCAACTCGATGACCGGAACGGGCACGACCCGCTCGAAGTCGACGTACAACCGCTACGCCGCCGCCGCCCGCCTCTCCGAGGCGGACATCGAGATCCTCTTCCGGGACAACCCCCTCGCCCGCCGCATCGTCGCCAAGATGCCCGAGACCGCGCTCCGGGCGGGGTTCGGGATTCGCCGAGCGGGCGCCTCGCCGGCGGCCGACGCCGACGCCCGGATGAAGATCACCCGGCGATGGGCGGAGCTCGAGGGACCCAAGCGCCTCAAGCGCGGCGCGCAATGGGCGCGCGCCTTCGGCGGCGGTGGGCTCATCGTAGCTGCGACGGGCTCAGGCCCGCTCGACGCGCCTCTCGTGCCGTCGCGGGTGACGGCCGTCGAGCGCTTCATCGAGTGGGATCGCCAGCAACTCACCGAGTTTCAGTGGTATCCGGACGGCGAGCCGAGCCACTACCTCTTCACCCCCCGACGCCGCGGCGTAAATCTAGCGCCGATGGTCGTCCACGCGTCTCGGGTGCTCGCGTTCCCCGCGGCCGACGCTACGGTCACCCAACGCGTCGAGAACGACGGGTGGGACGACTCGGTGCTCCAAGCCGTCTATGAGACGCTCCTCGACTACGACGGCTCGTGGGCGTCGATCACCGACATGTTCGCCGACGCAAGCCAAGCCGTCTTCAAGCTCTCAGGGCTCATCGAGTCGCTGACCGAGGGCAACGGCAACGACGGCGTGCGCGACGTGCTCACCCGCCTTCGGACGATGGACCTCACTCGTAGCTCGAGTCGCGCGCTCGTGCTCGACGCCGGCGACGAGAACGGCCGGGGCGGCGAGTCGTTCGAGGTCATCGACCGCTCGGGCTTCGGGACGCTCGCGCCTATGGTCATCCAAATGTTCGTCCGGTTGTGCGCGGCGGCGGACATGCCGATGACGGTGCTGCTCGGCACGTCCCCGTCGGGCCAAGACGCTACCGGCGAGTCGGACATGGCGTTGTGGTTCAACTCCGTCGACGTCTACCGGCAAAGCCTGACGCCCTTCATCGCGGCGATGGTTCGGATGATCGCGTACGAAGTCGGCGACGAAGACCCGGAGAGCTGGGAAGTCGTGTGGCCGGAGCTTCAACGCCCCAAGCCGCTGGACGTGGCGACCGCGCGCAACATGACCGTCACGTCGATCATGCAGCTCATCGACAACAACGTCGTCACGCCCGAGGAAGTGGCGCTCTCGATGCCGTCGTGGGTCGAGGAGGGTCTTGCCGGGCTCGACATCGACATGCCGGCGCGACTCGAGGCGCTCCCCGAAGCGCTCCGGGAGGTCGCCGAGCGCGACTATGCCGAGGAACCCCCCGAGCCCGCCGACGTGGGGCCCGGCCAACTCGATCCGGGCGAAGACCCCGAGCCCCCGGAAGACGGCCCGAAGCCTCCTCCAGAGCGGATGACGGAGAGAAAAACGCCGTCGAAGACCGCCGGGCGACAAATCGGCTAGCGCGCGCGGGCGTTCTCGGGTAGCCTCCGAAGCGGAGGTTACGATATGGATGTCCCCGAGAAGAAGACGTACGACTTGACGAAACCCACCGAGCGCTTCCGGGCGCTGCTGGACGGGCGCACGTTGGTGCTGAACGGACACGAGTGTCTCGTCGTTGGTGACGAGATCCGCTACCGCCAGGAAGGCGGAACGGGCGAGAGCCTAGCACGATTCTCGATAGCGTATCTCAACAACCGTTATAAAAAAGTGAGCCTCAAGCCTGAGAAGCGGTGGGTCGACTGCTCGTTTGGTGAGGCGATGTTCGCCCTCGAGAAAGGCGAACCTATCCGTTCACGCAACCCCATCGGTCCCGAGAATGCGTGGGCGCAAGGGGGCTGGATCGAAGGCTCTTTGTCGCGGATGGCCGCCCGCGTGTGGCAGCGCGAGATCGAGGAGTGACCATGAACAAGCAAGAACGTTTCGACCGCCTCGATCGTTTCATCGAGGAAGACCGCATCGTGCGGCATACGTGGGGCGACGGGCAAGAGCTTGCGTGCCTGCTTTTGGCCATCGCGCCGGAGGTGTCATACGAGGACGACAACGGCCAGACGTACTCGTCGCCGATGCGTTGCCCGGCGGACGTACTCCCGAAGTGGATGGCGAAGTTGACGCCGTACATCGACGACTGTGGATCGGATACGGCGTGGCCGAAGACGATCCGACGCTACGCGCGCACGGTGCGCGCCGCCTCGATGACCTTCTCGGAAGAGCAGTGGGCGAAGGTGGAGCTGGCCGTACAGCTCGCTTTCCTGCACAAGTACGGGCACCGATTGGAAGGCCTGACATCCACCGTCGAGAATGCGTGCAGGGCGTGGGCGGCCGGCGAAGAAGCCTTCCCCGACGCCGTCTATCCGTGCGGCTCCGATGTCACTGAACACGTATACGCGCCCGGCCTCTTACAGGTGCTAGACGGCCCACGCGAGTGGGACGACTTCACCGACATGCTTCTCTCGACGATCGAGCGGGAGTTGGGGGTACGCGCATGTGGATAATCGTCGCCGTCGTCGCGGCGGTCGTGTTCGTGAAGTGGGCGTTCCGCGCCCGGGAGAGAAGGATCATGGAGGAAATGGAAGCGGCCGGCGGCGGCGAGTTGCGGTATTTCATGAAGGCGAAGGTCGGTCGGATCCTTCGCGACAACGACGGCGTCCGTCTTGTGGTGATCGCGGTGATGTGCCCCGGCGTCCCGATTCCGGAAAGCCCGAACGAACTTGCGGTGCTGAACCTCGGTCGCGCGATGCGCACCCCGACGCCTTTTCGCTTGACCGACGGCGGGCTTCACACTACGCTGCTCTTCTCGGGCGTATCGACCGACGTCTTCATTCCGTGGTCGGCGGTCTATCGCGCCTTTCCGTTGAACCCGACCGGCGGCGGCCGTCCGCCGCGTATCGCCCTCGCCGTATAGCGGCCAAATCCGAAGGAGAACGACATGAAGATCCTAGCCAACGCCACCCCCGAAGAGATCTACCTTCTCAACAAAACGATGGACGCGCTTATTGAGGCGGCGGGCGACGCCGGCGGCGCGGAAGATTTGTCCGAGAAATATCACGAGGTCTTCAAGAAGATCGACCCGAAGGCCACCGCGTTCGTGGCGGCGGTGTGTGCGTCTATCTGCTCTCGTGTCAACGCGTTGTCGGACGACGCCTTGAGCGGCATGGGCGCCTCGAGTGAGTACAAGCTTCTGGACTTGCAGGGCTTGGACAGAGGCCCCTTCACGACGAGCATGTCGGAGATCCTACACGAGCGCCTCGGTGAGATGGGTCTGGACAAGTACGACTACCGCGCTTTGACGGCGAGATTGTTGACCACGATCTCGATTTTGGGCTTGATCGCGAAGGCAGCAGGCCGGGGCCTGGACACCGCGGCGCTGCTGCTCAAGACGGAATATCCGAAGATGTACGCCGCCGAAGGGGAAAAGTGATCGCCATGGCGACCTACGATCACATCCACCCCAAAGACGTCGACGAAGCCACCGAAGCGCTCGGACGCTTGGCCATCGCCGGCGCCGACGAGGAAGCCGCTTTCGAGGCGCTCGAGGGCGTCTCCTCGACGTCTCTCCGGTTGTTGGTCTCGCAATTCGCATCCGCCGACGCGCGAATCACCGAGTTGCAGCGCCAAGTCTACCGGATGCTGGCGGACTCGGAAGACTCCAAGCGGATCCTCGACATCACCGAGACCTCGGTCGGCGTCGGGACGTTGTCCGAGGCGTTGGGTCAAGCCTTGGCGAAGGCGGACCTTGACCGCGAGGCGTTGGTGAAAGGCGCCGCGAAGGCGATGGCGGCGTTGTCGCTCCTCGCGTTGTTGGTCGACCCGGTCCAGTCGAAGTGGGACGCCGCCGAAGCGCTTCTTCGCCTCGAGCGCGGCGAGCCTCTTCATCCCCCCGCCCCCGAACCCGCTTCGCCCACCGCCGAGATCTCCGAGGCGACCGTCTACGCCGCCGAGTGCGGCTCCGTCGACGAGATGCGCGCGTGCCTGGCGGCGGGGTGCACGATCCTCGATTTCTCGTACATGGTGCCTTACCGGCTCTACGCCACCCCTGAGGCGGCCGTCGCGGCGGGCGAGCATCGGAACTCCGGGCGATGGGTGTCGCTCCAATCTTACGACGCGGGCGCCGTGATCGGTGGCGGCCCTTACCAGGTCATACGCCCATGTTGACGACCCATCGCATGGACGACGTTTCGCTCGAACTCACGAACGAGTGGGAGTTCGTGCGCGAGGACGAACTCGAGGCGTTCTTGGTGCGTCTGATAGAGTATCAGCGTGGCACCCGCGAAGCGTACCCTGAATCAAGTCCTAGCCGACAACACTGACCCGAGCCGGCGCCGGAGATCTAAGCGTCGCCCCCCGCGACGCAAAACCGCGCGCCTCGCGCCGGGTCCTTCAAAGAAGGCGATCGAAGCGTACTCGAGGGTGATGGCCTCATACGCCGCGCGCGTCGAGCGGCTCGTCATGCGTCACGTCATCTCGGCGCTTCCGGTGCTCGGCTCGGGCGACTACCTAGACCGTCGAGCGCTCGACGAAGGCCTCGACGCCTTGCAAGCCGCGCTCGACGAAGCCGCGGGCAAGACTCGGCGCAACGCGCGCGCCGCCGCGAGGCGGGCGTCTAGCCACGCTCGGCGAGGCGTCGAGAAGCTCTTCAATCTCGAGCGCCTACCGAACGACGCCCGTACGGCGGCGACGATCGACGTCTTCGTTCAGCGCAACGTCGACCTCATCCGGCGGATGGGCACCGACCAAGTCCGCCAAATCCGCTCGGCGGTGTTCAACCATCGCGAGGGCGAATCGCTGCGTAAGAAGATCCTCGACTCGTTGTGGGTCGCGCGCAACCGCGGCCAACTCATCGCCCGCGACCAAGTCCAGAAGCTGCATATCGAGACGGTCCGGGATTGGTCGCTCGCGGTCGGCTCGGATTCGTACGTGTATGTCACCCGCCGGGATGAGCGCGTACGCGAATCGCACCGCCCGCACGACGGGAAGGTGTTTCGGTGGAGTGACCCGCCATCGACCGGCCATCCGGGAACGCAACCGAATTGCCGATGTTTGGCTTTGCCATTCGAGGCGCTATCGGGTAACTAAAGCGTAGGAGGTTCGCGACATGGAAGTCGGAGAATACTACGCAAAGGCGCTCGAGGAAGCGCATCGAGGCAACTTCGTTGGGGCGGGGTATTTGCTCGCACGCGGCGACGCGAAGGGCGGCGATCCGCAAGCATCCGCCGACGCGTTCGCTCGAGTCATGCTCGCGCAATCCCGCGCGGAGAAGGCGGGGGCGCGATGAAAGCCTTCTGGAGATCGGTGGTTGCCACCATGCCTAAATCGGCGACACGCAAGGCGAAGATCTTACGCGCGTTGATTCAGCTCGTGGGTGCTCTGCACGCATGGCTCTTGTCCAAGGAGGGACTGCCGACATGGCGATGTGTTGATGGTCGGGTGATGTTCATCCACGAGATGGGTACGGAGCACCTAGCCAACTCAGCGTTGCTGATGACGCGCCGGGAGGCTTTGTCCGCCAGCGACGTCGCCAAGCTCGAGGTCTTTCGTTCTACGTTGATGGACAGAATTGACGATGTCGAGGAGGACAAGACGTGCTCATCTAGAGCGCGCCGACGCACGCTAGGAAAGCTAGAACGCGCGCTGACTTGCGTGGAGTTGAAACTGCTCTCGAGAGGAGGCGCGCGATGAACGGCACGCTGGACGCGGAGACGATCGAGCACATCGCCGCGACGCTTGCATCCGTGATGTTCTTCGTCCGCGACGGGTGCTATCGATGGGCCCACAATCTACTCGACGAACTCACCGAAGACGTCTACGACACTCCCGTCTGCGACGCGCAAGACCGCGCGTTCGGTTTGATTCGAGGCGCTCGGGCGTTGATCTACTTTCGCGAGAGGGAGGCTTTCCGTGGTTGACGTCGAAGCGGCTGCGATCAAACACTTGGCCGAGGGCATATCCTTGGCGTCCGGGTTTATACGAGCAAAGAAGTACTTGGCGGCCGGTGCGCAGCTGGCCTTCATCGCTCACCAACTCGGCAAGCTGCCCGCCTGCGAATTGAAGGGCAAAGCCCTCGAGCTGATTCATGCCGTGACGAACGCCGGCTTTCTCCTTGAAGACGGAGACCTCCGTGGACGATGAGTACGTCTTCGACGCCCGGCACGTCATTCCGGTGTGCTCGGGGTGCGGCGGGACGACCGGGTGCGCCCATTGCGGCGGCACCGGCACCGACGGTCACGCCCGAGACGAGGACCCGGACGTGCTAACCTACCTTCAATGGTTGAGGGATTCTTCGTCGATCGGGCCGGAACGCTAGGGCGCCTAGAGCAAACCCCACAAGGCGGGTATCGTGCTCCGGCCGTCGTCGCCCGAACGGGCATCCTTCGCTACACCGCCGGCGAGCTTCGTCGGATGGGCCTCCCGCTCGCTTCGGAAGTCCGAGACACCGAGATCCTTCGGGTTTACAACCCGCCCGAAGTGGTCCAATCGGCGCTCGACTCTCTCGCCGACGCCCCCGTGACTCGCGACCACCCCTCCCGGTTCGTGACCCCCGAGACGTTCGCTCAAGTCGCCCGCGGGACGGTTTCCGCGGGCTCGCCGGCGTTCAACGGCACCGAACTCTCGGCTACCCTCGTCATCCAAGACGCGGCGCTGCTCGCCGAGATCGAGAGCGGCGTCCGACGCGAAATCTCTTTGGGTTACCGATGCTTGACGGCCATGGAGGCCGGTCAGACTCCCGACGGGGAGAGTTACGACGCCATCCGATCGTCGATGGTCGTAAACCATGTAGCGATAGTCCCGAGGGGCCGAGCCGGGCAAAAAGTATGCCTTGCGCTAGACTCTGAATGGATTCCGCCGCAAGAGCCAGGAGATGCAACGATGAAGCTGAAGGTAAAGGGGGCCGAAGTGTCGGCCGAAGATGCGCAGGCCGCGGTTGATGCCGCTCTCGTAGAGGCCAACGACGCGCTCCGCGCCGCCGAAGCCCGCGCCGCGGTCGCCGAAGCGAAGCTCTCCGACGTCAAGGCGCTTTGCGACGCGAAGGACGCCGAGATCGAGGCTCTGAAGGCAAAGACCACGGAAGAGGCCATCGACGCGATCGTCGAAGCGCGCGCTGCCAAGGCGGCGGCGGCGGCCGAAGCCGAGAAGCGTCGGAGCGTGGTCAAAGCCCGCGGCATCGACGTCGAGGGCAAGCCCGCGGAGTTCATCGACGCCGCATACGAACTCATCCAGAAGGATGACGGTTCGTCGCTTATCCTCGGGCGCGCGCCCGCCGCGCCGGTGAACGCCGCCGATTCGGCCAAGCCGAAGGCGCCCAAGACCTCTTCGCGCGACCGCATGAAGGCTCGCCTCCGCGCCGCGAAGTAAGCCCGAGCCGCGGAACTCCCCGAGAAGCCCGTCGACCCACCAAGGTCGCACGGGCTTTTTGGCACTTGACCGTATGCTAGGATACGGAAAGTACCGGCCGCGAATGTGTGAACGGCCTTCGACACCGAGGACAGAATGCCCGTAATGCAGAGTACGTATTCCGACGCGCCCGGTCAGGGTTACCTGGGTCAGCTCATCAATTCGGCGGCCCCCCGCGCCATCCGAGCGCGCATCGCTCGCGGCTACGTGGACGCCGGCTACGCGGTGTTCCGCGCCGCGGCGGCCTTCGCCGGCTTCGGAACGTCGGGCACGAGCGACCCGGGCGAGATCTTCCAGCGCCCGAGTCCCGCGGCCGCGGCCGACGTCGACGCGTTGATCACGTCCATCACGACCTCGACTTCGGTGCAGACCCTCGAGACGACCGACTTCGATGGCGTGGTGGGCCTCGATGAGATGTTCCCGCCCCGGCGCGTTACGCTGACCCTCAGCAACCATGCGGACTGGGATGCGACCACGGCGGTCGTGACCGGCATCGATGCCGACACGAACCTCGAGGTCACCGAGAACCTCTCGATCCCCGACACCGGCAACACGACGTTGACCACGACCGGCTACTTCAAGTCGGTCTCGAAGCTGGTAATCCCCGCGCAGTCCGGCACCGGCGGCACGGCGACCTTCGGCATCGCGGCCATGGCGACGCTGACGGCGGCGGACTTCGACGGCGTCGCCAAGCGTGACCTCGTCAAGCGCACCTTCTCGGCGGACGACGTCGCAAACGGCGTGGCGACGACCACGGCGGACTTCGTCGACAACGAGACCGTCTCGGTGGTCCGCGTCGGGTCGCTGTGGGTGTACGCGGAAGAGGCCGTGAACGAAGGGGATTCGGTCTACGTCCGCATCGCCTCCGGCGCCGGCGGAACCCACCTCGGAGCCTTCCGCAACGACTCGGATTCGAGCACGTGCGTCCAGCTCACGAACGCCTACTTCCGGGCCAAGGCATCGGCCGCGGGCCCCGTGCAGCTGACGATCCTCGCCTAAGGACACCCCGTAGTGCCGCCTGAGAGCCGCCTCGCTACCCGCTGGGCGGCTCTTTGCGTAAGGCACTTCACATGACGTGCTAGATTGCATGTAGATTCTAGCCCGCGAGGCCGGGCGCACTAAAGAGGAGATCCCGCGTGGCTGAATACGTTCCGACTCAAGTCTACGATGCTGAGAGCTTCGAGGCCATCGACTCCGTGAAGGATGTCAACGGCGCGATCCTCGATGCGGTCCGCAACTTCAACCAAGCCTTGCCGGTGGGCGAGGCCGTGGACGACAACGAGAGCGTCATCTTCGCACGCCAGCTCGAGACCGTCAAGAACCGCGTCTACGAGATCCAGTACCCCGCGCTCCGCGGCCGGTCGTTCGTGCCGATGTCGAATGAGGCGGGGCCGAACACGAAGTATATCACCTACCGCGTGTGGGACAAGGTCACCTCAGCGGCGCTGATCTCCGACTACTCGACCGACTTCCCGAGTGTCTCGGCGAGCGCGCGCGAGCTGACGATCAAGTTCCACGACTACGGCAACTCGTTCGAGTACTCGATTCCGGAGCTGCGCGAGGCGCGTGAAGCCGGCGTCCCGCTCGACTCGAAGATGGCGGCGCTTTCTCGCGAAGGCATGGAGCGCGAGATCGACGCGGCCATCGCGTTCGGCGAGCCGGCCATCCGCACCTACGGATTGCTGAACCACCCGAACGTCGCGCTCGTGACGCTGCCCAACGGCCAGTGGACGACTTCGGCGACCGGCCTGCAAATGCTCGAGGATTTGAACGCGATGGTGTCCGCCGTCGAGGTCGACTCGAAGGACATCGAGAGCGTCACGAACGTGGTGATGGGTGTGGCGGACTACCGGCGCATCTCCACGACCTACGTGGACTCGGCGGGCGGGCGCGACACCGTTCTCCAGGCCTTCATGGCGCAGAACCCCGGCGTGACGGTCGACAAGTGGACCAAGGCGGAGCTGGCGTCGGCCGACGGCACGGGCTCGCGCATCGTGGCCTACTCGAAGCGCCCCGAGGTCCTCGAGTTCGAGATGGGTCTCGAGTACGAGATCTACGGTCCGCAGGCCCACGCCTTCGTGCTGAAGTTCTTCGCTCGCGGCCGATGGGCCGGCCTCACGGTGCACCGCCCGAACGCGATCAAGTACGCCGACGACCACAACGGCTAAGCGCCCCGGCGCCCGCGCCAGAAGGCCGCTCCCCCGGGGGCGGCTTTTTTCGTTTGCGTCGCCGGTCGAGTTCGCGTAGGTTCTAGGCAACCACCCCGACCTCCGCAGCGTGCCGTCAACTGAGGGACTACAGCGAAGGTTAGCGACGTCAGCTTCTCATACGTGTACTAGGCGTAGATCTACACCTTTTTGTCGCTTCGGTGTAGCTAGCCGACACTGCTGGTCGGGGTGGTTGCCTACTAGGAGGTCGCCCATGCCGCGCTACGTTTGCCGAGAGAGTCAATTCCCGCCCGAGCCCGACGACTCAGTCATCGAGGCGGAGTCGCCCACCGTCGCCGCCGTCGCGTTCGCGCTGCCGATGGTGGAGGAGGGCGCCGTCGCCCCTGAGGAGGAGATCAAGATCGACGTCACGGATGAAGACGGTCGCTCGGTCGCGATCCGCATGCACTTCGTCGTGGCGGTGGTCGTCAACGGGGAGACGTACTTGATCGAGAAGCCGAAGGAGACGCCATGAAGACGAGCTTGGGTGTGCGCCACCGCTACACGCAATACGACATCGACCGCGAGTATGCGGTGCTGCTCCACGAAATGCAGCGCACGTTTTCGTTCGCGTCGACACAACCGCTCTTCGAGACCACCGCCGACGCCGACGAACTCTTCGAGGCGTACTTGGAGGCGATGCCGGAGGAGTGGCGACAATACCACCGGTGCTCGGCGTGTCGCGAATTCTTCCGCACCGTGGGTGACCTAGTCACGATCGACCCGAACACCGGGCGCACGGTGTCGGCGGTGTGGCCGGCGAACGTCACCGGCTTCTATGCGGCGCCCGTCGAGGCGGTTCGCAAGGCCGTCCACCGCGCCCACGCGCGCATGCCGTTCTACTCTTCGTCGACGGTTCACGGCTCGCCGGAGAAGGGCGGATGGACGCACTTCCACGTTCGGCCGGCGAAGGCGGGGGTGTATTCCTCGCGGTTGCAGACGTCGTGGCAGCGCGCCGCGGAGAAGCACCAAAACTACATCTCCGTCTACCAAGCGTTGAACGACTTCTCGATCGACACCGTGCGGCAAGCCGTCACGCTGCTCAAGACCGACTCGCTCTACCGCTCGGAGAAGGTGCTCGGCGCCGCCGAGTGGCTTCTCGACTTGCACGAGAAGCGCGAAGCTGTTGGCGGCGTGCTCAAGCGCCACGTCGTGATGCGCGCGGTGTCGGCGGCGCCGGACGGGTTTTGCCACCCGCGGTCGAGCATGATTGGCTCGTTGCTCGAGGACTTGCAATCCGGGATGTCGATCGACCGCGTGAAGCAACGCTTCGCCGCCAAGATGAATCCGATGGCCTACCTTCGCCCGCAAGCCGCGCCGAAGTCGGGCGCGATCGACCAAGCCGAGAAGTTGTTCGATCAACTCGGCCTCGCTCCGGCGCTCCGCCGCCGGTTCGCGCGCCTCGACGAAATCGAGGCGATGTGGCTGCCTAAGCCGAGCGTACCGGAGCCGACCGTCGGCGGAACCTTCGCCGTGCTCCGCCAAGCGCCGCCTTCGAAAGCTCTCGACTTGGGCACCGAGACGATGACGTGGGTCAAGTTCGTACGTGACGTCTTGCCGGAGGCGTTGAGTATCGAGCTGGACGTGCCGTATCGCGGCAACTTCACTGCCATCACCACCGCGGCCGACATGGGCGCCCCGCCGATCTTGCGGTGGGATTCGGACGACCCAACGCGGCGCAACCCATGTTGCGTGTACGTCTACAACGGCGGCTCTGGCGCAAGGCAATGGGGCTTGAACGGCACGTCCACCGTCACGGCGATTTGTCGCCGCCCGGAGAAGTGGAACGGTCGCGACTTCAAAGACGAGACCGACGGCGCGGTGCTCGTGCTGGAAGGCGCCGTCGACTCGCGCGACTCGGGTTTGGCTCTCTTCCCGGAGACGCTTAGCTCGGAGCTGCATGGCGTGCGTTCGGTCATCGAAGCATACTCCGCCCAAGGCCGCATCGAGGGCCGTGACGAAGCCTCGGCGTGCGGGATTTTGCTCGGCGCGAAGAGCACCATCGGCTTGACTTTGAAGGCCCACGCCGTAGGATGGACGCGAACGATCCGCCTGGATCGGTGGGAGTGAAGATGCCCAAGCCCAACGCCTTGCATTCGCTCTACGGCGGAAAGACGGCCCTGTCGGGGAACATCGGCGGTCAGAAGCGTGAGCAAACCGTCTTCACGCCGGAGTGGTTCATCGACCAAATCTCGCTCGCCGCCGGCTCCGGCCCTTCCCTCGATCCGTGTACGACCTCGGAAAACCCCGTCGGTGCGGACTTGTATTACACGGAGGCAGTGAACGGGCTCCTTTTGCCGTGGAAGACGCCGCGGTGGGTGTACTGGAACCCGCCATACAACCGACTCGAGCAATGGATGCTCAAGGCGTTCGCTGAGGCGCAAAACGGTGTGCCGTCGTATGGGCTCATACCGCTCCGCCCACAGCGCGGGTGGTACGCGCGATACGCCCGAGGCGCCGAACTCGTCCCGCTCGCTCCGTTCCCGTTCCAAGGCCACAAAAGCTCGTTCCCCGCGCCGTTGGTGTTGTTGGCGTGGCATCTACCACCGCCCGAGAGGATCCTGAATCCGAAGAACAAGAACCTCGTCTTGGGGTTCATGGAGATTCACGCCACCCCGCGGGCGAAACGCGCGGCGTAGTTTTTTCGACCACACGTACGTTTTCCACTTGCACGGGTCGGTGACGTGCATCACATTCGTGTGATGTCTCCATCTACCCGTCGTAAAGCCAATTCCGAGTCGTCCGACGGCTCGCCCGAGCCCGCGCTCGACGCCGCCGAGGAAACCGTGACCGAACTAGAAGCGCCCGCCCCGGCCACCCCCGAGCCGAACTTGAAGGGTGTAGTCGTCATCGAGAACAACGGCTACTCGGACGTGTTCCTCCCCAGCACGAAGTCGCACGCCAAAGGCAAGCGGCTCATCCCGGGGCTCAACAACGTCCCGCGGCTCTACCTCCACGAGCTGATGACCCACCGCGTCAAGAACCGCGACAACGACGGCGAGCCCGGCGGCTACCGCTACCCAGGTCAAGAGGCGTTGAAGCGCTTGCAGACCCCCGTGCGCATCTCTCAAATGGAGCACGCCGACTACTTAGGCCCACGCATCACCATCTACGAGCCCGACCAACTCCGCGCGCGCGGCATCGAGGTCGGCGATTACGGCGTCGATGCCGAGGGCCCGCCCCCGCCCGCTTCGCTCGCCGCCGGCGGCTACAACTTCGAGACCGCCGCACGCATCATCCGCATCACGAAGGACCCCGAGGCGCTGAAGCGTTGGGCCGCCGAGCGTGGCGTCAAGCAGGACATCAAAGATGAGTGCCTCAAGCGACTCGGCCAAATCGCCCCCGCGCCGCGCGCGTAAGGCGAAGCCGCCGCCGGTCCCCTCGGCGCACTTGTGGGTGTGCGAGTCGTGCGGGCATGTGCTGGAAGGCGTCTCGCCCCCCGACACGTGCTCGTGGTGCACCCACGAGTACTTCGCAAACATGAAGGATCTCGAGGACGAACGCGCCTCCGACGGAGCGCTCGAGTAGCCGACCGAGGCGCGCTAGACTTACGGCATGGCTACCCTCGCCGGCTTCCGCGCCCGTTTCCCCGAGTTCGACAACGCTTCCGACACGTACGTCCAAACCGCGTTGGACGACGCGGCGTTGTCTACGTACGCTGACATGTACGGATCCTCGGCGCTCGCCGACCAAGCCGTGATGTTGAAGGCGGCGATCCACCTAGTGGAGAGCCCCCGGGCGCGGGAGATGCGCGTCAACATCCCCGGAGAGCAAGTCTACACCTACATGTCGCGCCTTCAGCGCCTTCAACGATCGGCGGCTATGGGCGTTCGGGTATTCTAGGGGTTCTAAGTGCCCGCAAAGATAAAGGATACCGACCACGGCTTCAAGAAGCTCATGGGCGAACTCGGGGAACTCGGCACGATCACGATCGGCGTGCAAGGCCAAGAGGCGCTCTCGATGCACCCCGAGGCGAACATGACGGTCGGTGAGCTGGCCCAACGCCACGAACTCGGCCTCGGCGTTCCGCAGCGCTCGTTCATCCGGGCGTGGTTCGACAAGCACGAGGCGCGGCTTCGCAAAGAGACCGCCGCCGAACTCGAAGCGGTGCTGAAGGGCACATCCACCCGCAAGAAGTCGCTCGCCGCGCTCGGCTACAAATGGACCGAGGAAATCCGCGAGCACATCGACCGGAACGAAGTCGACGGTCCGCCGCTCGCGCCGGCGACGGTGGCGAAGAAGGGCCACGACACGAAATTGCTCGGCTTTACTTACACGCTACGCAACGCCGTCACGTACAAGCTCTTCCTCCCGCAGAAGAAGTCCATCCGTGATGTCGAGCAACGCAAAGCGGCGAGAGGACAATCGTAGATGCCGAACGGTACGGAAGTCCGGGGGCTGAAGCAACCACCTAAGCGCCGACCGCCGCCGCGCGTGCGCAAGCCTAGACGCGGGAAGTTCACCCAAGCCGCTCCGGGCGGGGCTAGGAGCCTCCGAACGACGCCGAGCGCCTCGGGCGCGCGCTTTCGGGCGCGCGGGCCGCGGTCGTTCCGGATGAAGCTCCGACCGTGGCGTCCGGGGCTCGGGTTGCGCTCGGCGTTCGCCCGGCAACTGCTCCGTATGCTTGGCAAATTGAGACAAACCACATCCGCCGGGCGCTTCCGTAACCACGGCTTCACTGGCTCGCGCAATGCCGACGCTACGGGTCTCCGAGCCCGGAAGCGGCTCCCGCTCCGGTTCTTCTAGCCGACGCGCTACACTTAGCCCATGGAAATCGTAGCATCCGGGCATAGCGGCGGCGCGCGGGACAAGACCGGAGCGGACTCGTCTACGGTCGTGGCCCTCGACCTCTCCGAGTTCGAAAACCGGTGGGTCGAGTTGTGGTTCGACCAAGACGCCGAGATCGCGTGGGCGACGACGGCTACGAACCCGACGATTGCCTCGACGTCGGCCGCAGTCTCGGCCAACGTCGACTCGGCCACCCCGACGAACGTCGGGCGGAAGGTGCCGGCGGAGACGTACGTGTCGCGCTTCGTGCGTCGACCGAATTCATTTTTGCTCTATCGTGCCCAATCCACATCGATTACAATCGTCGAAGTCATCCCGACGTCGCCTAAGCAGGTGTTCTAGTGTCTGGCTTCCGTCGAGATTCGGCGGGGACCGCGCGCCGTGAGCCAGCGGAACCGCGCGCCGGGTGGTTGGAGCCTAGCACCCCGGCTTTGCCAGCGACGTTATACGGCGGCGTCGGCTTCGGCGGCGGCACGACGTTGATGACCGCATACCCTGCAGTACAGGGAGATGGCACGACTGGATTGTGGATCTGCGCGCTGGCGTGGTGGACATCCGTACCAACCGGGTATGGCTATTTGAGCGGGTGCTTCGGCGGGGCGACCGGTTGGGGCATAGAGCAAAACGCCGCTAGCTTGACGTTCTTCATCGACGCCACCGGGACCTACTCACCGACGTACACAATAACCGGCGGGGTTGTAAATACTCCCATGGTTATCGTAGGGTGGTGGGATGGCAGCGCCGTACGTTTGAGCGTAAACGGCGCGGAAGTAGGCTCGGGTACTGCAGATGCAACCTATGCGCCCAACAACTCTCCGATGGCGTTCAATTCGAGAAACACCGGAACATCGGGCAGCGAAGCGTATCTAGCTGGGCTCGTCGGGGCGAATACGTTCATCAATGCCGCCGGCGCCGCCGATTTGTACGCGCAATTCGTAGCAACTCATCGCACTCCGCTAGGTGCAGCCCAAAGCGCCGAACACCGATGGGACGTCAGCGAGCAAGTCACCGGGGCATCTTTCCCCGCGGGCTTGGTTGACTCAATCGGGTCTGATAACATGGCCTTCACCTTAGGGTCAGAGGCCGACATCACGCTGGGATCGCTGGCTTTGTAGTACTCTAAGATGGGTGAGAAGAGAAGGCGCTGGACGCCCCAGCCCACGTTTCGAGCACGCGATGGGTCTAGAAGGCCTTCCGATAGCGGCTAGGTGGAGAGCCAACTATTTCGACGGCACGTGGCCGTCGATTGGCGGTAGCGCCGTTTTCGAGGGCACCGCTTCTGCTTTGGTAGGGACCCTACGAGCCGGCCGTTACCCGATGGTCGCAACTACGAGCATGACGTGCGGCGCGGTGGGCGTCTCTGGTGGCTCATTCTCTGTCGCGTGGTGGGGCTATGCAGAGACGTCGTCGGTGCCTATTCGGCTTGACTTCGAGTCGCTGTACGCCCAGCTATCCTCCGTGCCCGAGTGGGCCGCCGGCGACTATTGGCGCTCTTCGCCGCCCACGGACACGCCGTGGGAGACGGCCGACGTGCAGTGGCCGCATTGGTGGGTGTGGGTGGTGGACCACGACAGGTGGACGCTTTATCGCGACGGCGAGTCCATAGGATACCGAGACAACCGCGGTGTCGCCTCCGGCTCGTGCGTCAGCGTGACGTTGGGCGACTCCGCTTGGAGTGAGATCGTTTTGTTCTCCGCGCCGCTGCGCCCTCCTCAAGTGAGGCAAACGTGGCACTACGCCAAGCGTTACGTAGCCAGCGCTTCTCGTGACGTGTGGGTTTGCTTGGGCGACTCGGAGATGGAAGGCCGCGCCGATCCGGTCGACGTGCCAGTCGGCTACCCGCCTTTGGATGGTTCTTTGTGGATGCTGAGGTATTTCGAACCGTCTACTTACTGGAACGCATGGTCGGAGTTGACGGAGCCGTGCAACCGATCGGGAACGTTCGCCGACGGCAAAGGCGTCGGTCCGGCGGGGTTGTTCGGGTGGCTTAGGTCGTTGCGGACGTCTCGCGAGACGGGCGTGTTGAATTGCGCACACGGCGGGCGTAAATCCTCCGAGCAGCTCGAGGGCGGCACGTATTGGTCAGTGAACACGCCGCGAATCGACGCGGCGTTGTCGACGCCTGGCGCTCGCTTAGCCGGATATGTGCTCTATGACGGCGCCAACGATGCGGTCGATGCAGATCCCGCCTACGCGGCGAATTGGACGGCCACGCTCGGCGCTTACGTTGCACGCTACGGCTCCGCGCCGATGATCGTAACGCGTTTACCTACCACCGTACCGACTGATGGCGCCTATCCTTCGTGGGAGTCCGTACGCACCCAACAAGCCGAACTTGCGGCTGCGCTAGGCGCCCGGTTGGTCGACGCCCCTGAAGGGCCGTGGATCGAGGCGTACAAGCTTCACCTAGCGATTCCGGGGAGTTTGGGGGTAGCCACGCGGTGGGATGCTAGTCTTGGGGAATGAGCTGGGTCACCGTCCGCGAAGCCGTCCGAGTCGCCGTCGCTAGTTGCCTGGGCGTCGCGACCGACGCCGGCGGGCCGGTGGAGTGGGTCGACCGCGCGCTCGCCAACCGATGGACGGGCAACGACGGCGAGCCATGGGCCGACCTTCGCCTCTCCCCCAAAGCACAAGTCGCCCAAGGCGAGACTCGCTACGCCTACGACTCGGACAACGACGTCATGGTCGAATACCGGATCGGATGGCGGAACTTCACCGTGACGGTGCTCGTCCAGACCGAGTCGCAAGAGCCCGGCGAGAACGCCGTCGATTTGGCGTCGAATCTACAAACCCGACTTCGCCACTCGTCGATCCTCGCGGGCCTCCAGGCCGCGAGGATCTCGCTCATCGACATCGGTCCGGCCATCGACGCAACCTACACGGACTCCGAAGGGCGGGCGGCATCGCAAGCGGCCGTCGAGCTGTTCATGGCCACCGTCGAAGAGTGGACGCCGACTGTGCCGTCGGGCGACTTCTTCACGACGGTCTCGGGCGCTGGTCTTGAAGGTTCGGACCTAGCAGGCGTCTCCTTCGGACCGGTATCGGATCCGTCTTCGTTGCAGCCGATCCAAATGTGGCTACGGGCTGACACGAACGTCACGACGGTAGACGGGTATATCTCGGCATGGTCGACCATCGGCGAGACCGACACGTTCGCGCAGTCCACGCCGTCGCTTCGCCCGCCACTAAGCGCCGACTCCGGCGGTAATTTGAACTCCGAGCCGTCCATGAACGCCAACGACCCAGACGTTTTGGTGTCGTCAGCCGCGGCTCCTTCCCGGTGGGCGTTCTTGCACGACGGGTCGCCGTGGACGGTTATCGTGCCGCTCCACCACTACTCACCTTCCCATGGCACGGACATGTTGCTGACTACTGGCGGCGACGCGAACGATGTCGGCGTCCAGATCTTTTTGGACTCCTCACATCAAGTGAACGCGACGATCGCGAACGGCTCGGGGACGTACCACATCCAGCTCGTAGGGCCGGAGTTGCTCCACGCAGAAGACGAATGGTTTGCAGTCCGCTACGACGGAAGCGAGGCCCGAGTCGACGCCAGCGCAGGGTCGGCGACGGTGGCCGCGGTGGGCTCGCCGTCAAGTAGCGACCCGCTGACGACGCTGATGTTGGCCGGAGACGATTGCTACATTCCGGAAATCGTTGTGTATTCGTCGTACGTGTCCGACGACAATCTCGCCGCACTCGTCACGAACTACCTCGTTCCGAGGTACGGCGTCGCGGCATAAGGACGCCCGGGGCGGCCAAAGCGTTCGGTGTGCTAACCTACAAGCAGGTTTAGAAACCCTCGCGAGGTTTGCACGTGGCGGAAATCGACTCAATTGTTGCGGTGAGCATCACGGCGGATACGACCAATCCGTCGCGCGCGGGTTTCGGCACGCCGTTGGTGCTGACCTACCATACCCGCTTCGCGGATTCGTACCGCACGTATTCTTCGATCTCGGAGATGGTGTCGGACGGCTTCACGTCCTATGACGACGCCTACCGGATGGTGGCGAAGATCTTCGCGCAGAACCCGTCGCCGCAAGAGGTCGTGGTTGGGCGCCTTTCGTCTGCGCCGTCCTACACGCGGACGGTGACCATCACCTCCGCCACCGAGGGCGAGTACGTCCGGTGTACGGTGGTCGACCCGACGTCGGGCGGCGCCACGGACATCGAGTACCTCATCGGCAATTCGGAGACGACCACGACCGTCGCGACGGCGGTGGAGCTGCTCATCGAAGCGGTGACCGGTGTCGACTCGTCGTCGGCTGGCGCCGTCATCACGGTTACGCCTACGACCGCCGGCCGTCAGGTCTTCATATACGACCTCGAGAATTGCACGGTCCAGGATACGACCGCGGACCCGGGCGTAGGCGCGGCGCTCGACGCGCTCCAGCTCGAGAACGACGATTGGTATTGGGTGCTGTGCAGCATCGGCTCACAGGCCGTCATCAACGCGTTGGCGCTGTGGGTGTCGACGCAGAAGAAGCTCTACGGGGCGACGGTTTCAGACACGATCGAGCTGACCGGCGCCGGCACGATCGGCTCGACGCTGGCCACGGCCTACTCCACCGATTCGCGCGTCTTCACGATCCTCTCGAAGCGCCCCGACCAATTCGCCGCCGCCGCTTGGGTGGGCGTAATGGCGTCGCGCGACCCGGGCACGTATGCCGCGGCGCTCAAGTCGCTCTCGGGCGTGACCGCCGATGGGTTGACGACGACCCAAAAGAACTACCTCGAAGCCGACGACATCAACCACTACATGTCGGTGAACTCGGTCTCGATCACCCGCAACGGGGTACTCTCGGACGGGACGTATATCGACGACCGGCACGGCATCGATGCCTTGCTCGCGGCCGTTCAGGAGGCCGTGTACACGGTGTTCGTGAACTCGGACAAGGTCCCTTACACCGAGGCCGGGCTCGACATCGTGAAGTACAACATCCTCGCAGCCATGCAGCGCTTCGAGGGCACCGCGGACGTGCCCGGGTTGCTCACCCCCGGAACCTCGGCCGTCATCATGCCGACCATCGCCTCCATCTCGAACGCGGACAAGCTAGCTCGGCGGTTGACGGGCGTGCGGTTCACCGCCGAACTCGCCGGCGCCATCCAGGGCGCGACCCTCGTCGGTAGCCTGAGCGTCTAGTCCTAGGCCACAAATGTCAAGAGTTCGAGCCACTTACTCGGACGTGGTCTGGCTTTCGCTCGACCGCATCCTGACCGGCGCGGCGTGGGCGCAAACCCCCGACGACGAGCGGGTCACCGTCCGCCGCCTCGGCGACTCGACGTGGCGCTACAACATCGCCGGCGAGGTCTTCGGCCCGTTCGCGACCTATGACGCGGCGCTGAAGGACCTCGACCAACAGCTCCTTGGGCGCGGGTGGCTGCTCCGACTCGGGTAACCGCCCGGCGTGCTATCGTAATACAAATTACCGACGTCGAGGAGACGCATGCCGACGCCCCAGACCACGATTCACGACCTAGACCAATGGACGCTGTTGTACGGTGCGGCGCTCATCGACGGGTTTGGCCCGGACGAGGTCGCCTCGATCACGTTCCCTCAGGCATTCACCAAGATCACCGGCGCCGACGGCAAGGTCACCCGGTCCAAGACCCTCGACACGACGGCGATGGTCACCTTCAAGCTCATGACGTCGTCCGCGGCCAACGCCGCGCTGAGCGCGCTGCTCACGGCGGACTTGGCCGCGCCCAACGGCGTCGGCGTCCTGCCGCTCGTGCTCGTCGACCGCCAAGGCACGACGGCCTTTCAGTCTCCTTCGGCGTGGATCGAGAAGTGGCCGGATTTCTCGCTCACGCGTGAAGCCACGGTCGTCGAGTGGGTGTTCGCATGCTCGCGCATGACGCCGTATCTGGGCGGCAACTAGTAGCGGGTGACGGCGCCCTCCATGCGCTGTTCATCCACGGTGTAGGCGAGCAATCCCCCGCCTTCGCCACGCTAGCCGCCGCGCGCTTCGGCGACGCGTTGGACGACCGCAGCATCCGGCTCTACCACACCTCAGCACACTGGGCGCCGCTCGCCGACCGCCTCGAGTCGGACTTCATGTCGCGGGTGGTGGCTAAAGGCTCGGCTGGGCGCCCGCTTCAGCACCTCGTCGCGATGACCCTCGCCGATGCGCTCGTCTACCAATCGAACGGCGCGCTCCGCGAGCAAATTCAAGCGCTGCTCGACCGCGAGATCGCGCGGCTTCGGGGGCGGCACGTCGTCGTCTTTGCCCATTCGCTCGGGTGCTTGATCTTCACCGACTACCTCCGCGCGCGCCCGAACCTCAAGAACGTCTCGCTCGTGACTATGGGGCTCAACCTCGAGTTGTTCTTCCTAGGAGAGCGTGTGCCGAGGGTGCCGCAACTCGAGAACACCGGGTGGGTAAACCTCTATGATCGCGACGATCTTTTGGGGTGGCCGGCGACCGACCCGAACCTCAAGAAGGTCCTCAACTACGAGGTCTCGGTGGGTAGTTGGTGGCAACGGTGGATCGTTCGCGGCGCGGCGCACATCGGGTATTGGGACGACCGGAAGTTGTGGTCGAAGACGATGCCTTTCGTGCTCGGTTTGTAGCACGAGCCACATCCCGGTGCTACACTACACGTCATGCTCAAATCCGAGGAAATCGATCTCATCGGTCGTAAATTCACGATCCGAACGCTGAAGTACGGCAAGGCCCGCGAGGTCTACTCCAAGCTTCAGAACATCCTGCTCGCCTACGTCGATGACGAGGCCGCCTCTTTCGGCGCGGTGATGGGGGCCATGATGGGCGGAGCCATCTCGGACGCCGACTTCGACTTCATCGTCGAGCGCTTCGGCGAGGAGACGACCGTAGTGTCGTACGTCGACGGCAAGGAGCACGTCATCCCGAGGCTCAACAAGGAGGCCCGAGAGGACGTATTCGCCGGCGAGTTCCAAGCCGTGTTCGATTGGCTCGAGGCGTGCATCCAGCTCAACTTCGCGGGTGTCGTAAAAAAACTCGAAGCCGTCAAGCCCGCAGTCGCCGAAGCCAAGGAGAAGCTCCGGGCGGCGACGGGGCTGTCGGCGGCGTAAAGGACCTCGAAGGCATCGACTTGGAGGTGTGGTCGATCATGACCTCCGAGCACTTCAGCGTGCCGTCCCCACGCACGATCCTAGAAGAGTGGTCCGCCGAGGACGTCCTGGACGCGTTCATCTTGCTGGAATGGTTTGCGAAACGCCGAGAGGATGCCGCGAAGAAAGCCGCGGCATGCTAACCTAGGGCATGGGCGTCCTCCGCGAAATCGTTGCGTCATTCGCTGTCAAGGTCGACGACCAACCGTTGTCGAAGCTCGACAAGCGCATTGAGGCGACCAAGCAGCGATGGCGCAACATGGCGACCGTCGCCGTAACGGCGCTCGGCGCCGCCACCTTCGCGGCGTACAACTTCGTCGCCGCTGCGTCTCGCGTCGAGGAGAACCTCAACATCCTACGAACGACGTTCAAGGGTAACTCCGACGCGATCATCGCGTGGTCGAGGACCTTCGGCAAGGTCGTAGGCCGCTCCGAGTTCGGCTTGCAGGAGTCGGTCTCGAAGTTGGGGGCGTTGTTGACGACGATGCTGCAAGGCACCGGAGCGCCCATCGACGAGATGTCGAAGAAGTTGTCGGAACTCGTCGTCGACTTGGCTTCGTTCTGGAACACGACCGAAGGCGAAGCGCTCTTGCGCCTTCAATCAGGTCTCGTCGGCGAGACGGAGGCCGTGCGCCGATACGGTGTAGATATCTCCGACGCGGCGCTGCGCCAGGAGGCGGAGAAGCTAGGCCTCGGCGGCCAGTACAAGAACATGGACAACTCGCGCAAGGTATTGTTGCGCTATCAAAAGATCCTGAAGGACACGGCGCTCGCGCAAGGCGACGCGGCCAAGACGGCCGACTCGTGGGCGAACATGACGCGCCGTGTGTCTGACCAAACCAAAGACCTTGCCGTGCGCATGGGTCAAAAGCTCATGCCCGCCGCGAAGAGCGTGCTTTACGTCGTCTCGAACCTCATTACGGCGTTTCAAGAGCTACGCCTTTCGATCTCAAACATCTTCGAGGCCGCGATGATTACTGGCTTGTCGCTTACCGCGGCTAAGTTGGTGTACATGCGCAAGGAGATCTTCCAGGCGGCTAAGAACCTGAAGTTGTTGGTCGACATCATGTGGATTTGGGCGGGCGCTCAAAAACTCGCGCTCCTGCGCTTCGGGTTGCTGAGCGCCGCCGCCGCGGCGTTGTACCTTATCGTCGAGGACACGCTGGGCTTCTTCAAAGGCTACGACTCGGCGCTGGGGATGGCCATCACGACGTTGACCGGCATCGAAGACCCGCTGGCGATGGTGCAGCTCGCATGGGAGAAGATCAAGTTCGAGGCCGAAGGCGTCGTCGAGTTGATGCAGCTCATGGTGAAAATCGCACCCGACCTAGCCTTGGCTTTGGTGCCGGGGGCGGGAGCACTCACCGATGTCAACAAGCGCATCTTCGACGCAGTACAAGGATACCGAGACCGACGCCAAGTCGCTCAAGAGCAATTCGACATCCAGCACGGCCCGGAGAACGTCCGTAAGCGCTCGATCGGGCGCATCCGGGAGTTGGCGTTGTCCGACCGTCCCGCAGGCGTACACGACCAAACGACACGCGGTCTAGCCAAGGGTTTCTCTGACTCTCAGCGTGAACAGCTCTACATCCAGCAGCGCGCGCAAGCCATCCTCACCGGCGAGGCGAACATTTCGCCCAACGACGTCGCGCTCGGTATCGTCCCGCAGAACATGCTCAACTCGCCGATCGTGACGGGGGCCGCGGCGCTCAACGAGAAAGGCGTGGGCGCGGCCGCTGCGGCGGCCGGCGCGGTCACGAACAACGTCACGTTTCAGATGAACTTCAACGGGCCGACGGATCCCGCTGCTGTAAGCACGGCGGTGAAGGACGCGTCAGGCGAAGCAGCGGACGCCTTGGCCCGGCGGCAAGCCGCGGCAGGGTTGAGGAACTAACCATGGCGATTTTGTTGTGGACCGACCCGGACACGTTCATCCAGCACGGCATCGAGTTCGACGCGACCGTCACCGAAGAGCTTACGTTTTCGTCGAACGTCACGCGCTCGCCGATCGAGAAGGGCGTCGCCACGACCGACCACGTCGAGCCCGAACCTGACGGGGTGCGGCTCGAGGGCATGGTGACCAACACGCCGTTGGTAGACCGCACCCCGGGCGCGGGCTTCACGGATGGGGATTTGTACGGACCGATCGTCTCGGCTTTCTTGCCGGAGACTGTTCAATACTCGACCAAGTACCTGCAAACCGGCGCTCGGGTGCGTCCCAACAACCGAACCGCGGCGCACTTGCCTGGGGTACCGCCTAGGCTGTTGAGCGGAGGAACGGCGACCGTCACGCCTGCTGTGTGGTCTCGCCGCGAAAACGTACAAACGTTCCAAGTCCTCAAAGCCGTGACGCCGGTTGACCGCGTGCAGAAGGTGCTTGAGTTCCTGCGCAGCTTGGCTTTCCGCGGCGTGGAGTTCTCGCTCGATACCCGCTACGTCTTCTTCCCGTCGATGTTGATCTCCTCGGTCGTATGCCCGACAACGAACCAAGACTCGATGACGTTCGCGCTGGACATCATCTCGGCGCAATTCTCCGAGGTCACGACGACTACGATCGCACCGAAGCGCACGGCCGTCGCTCAAACCCGGCAGCAGCAAAAGGTCTCCGCTGGCGTCGTGCCGGTCGACCCGTTCCACCCGGGCGGTAAGGAAGACAAAGCTCAAACCATACTCGACAATAACCTAGGGTGGGCCGCCGAGTTCTTCAGGTAGATCATGCAGCTCATCAAAACACTGAAACGTAAAGCCTTCTTCGACGCCCGCGCTACGTTGGACGATCGCGAGTATACGCTCCAATTCCAGTGGAATCAGCGAGATGGGTGGTATCTCGGCATGCTCGACGCGAACGGCAACACGTTGTTCTCGCCGCGTAAGTTGGTGCTGGATTGGGATATCCTTCGCTCGTTGAGGTGGAACGATGCGGTGCCGCAAGGTTCGCTCATCGCGGTCGACTTGGAGAGTTCCGGAGTCAAGCCTGGGTATCTGGAGCTAGCCACGTCGTTGAGCAGTGACGATGGGCGCGTGCTCGTCGTGTACTTCACCGAGGCCGAGCGCCTTGCTAGTTTGGGGGCGTAGGTGGCTAGGTTCTTCGGGCGGAAGTGGGCGCTCACCCTCGGCACGTCGTCGACCACGGCGCTCCGCACGGAGGGGCTCTACCTCGACTTCCAGATCGAGAAGTCGCTCGCTCAAGAGCCGAACAAAGCCGCCATCACCGTCTACAACCTCTCCGCCGAGCATCGCAAGGCCGTCGAAGACCTCAGCACCTACGACCCGCTAGTCAAGGCCAAGACACGCCCGAATGCCAACGCGCACAAAGTGCCGAAGACCGGCAAGATCCGCGTCGAGCTGGAAGCCGGCTACGAGGACTTTTCGGGCGTCATCTTCCGCGGAGATTTGCGATGGGCGCGCTCCACGTTCTCGGGCGGGACGTGGGCTACCGAAATCGAAGGCGAAGACGGCGGGCGAACGTACCTTGCCTCGCGCATCTCTCAAGCCTTCCCCGCCGGCACGACCGCGTACAACGTCGTCACGGCGTGTGCCGATGCGATGGGCCTCGGGCGCGGCAACCTAGCCAACGTTGCCGACAAGCTCGCGTGGGCGTACTCGCACGGCACGGTGGCTTCGGGGTGGGCCGCCGAGGAGCTAGCGGGCGTGATCCGCCGTTCGGGGCTCCGCTACTCAATCCAAAACGGCGCGCTGTTCTTCGAGAACATAGCCTTGCGCACGGAGCTACCGGCACTCGTCATCGCGCCCGATTCGGGGCTCGTCGGCTATCCGGCTAAAGACGCAAATGGGCTCGTGACGTTCACGTCGCTGCTACATCCCGACTTAGCTCCAGGCGCGTACGTGGCGCTCCAAAGCTCGCACATCTCGGGCAACCTCAAGATCTACCGAGTGACCTACTCCGGGTCGGTCGACAAGTCCGAGTGGTACGCTAAGTGCGAATGCTTGCCGGGGTAAGATGCTGAACGTCGGGACACCTACTTGGGAAGAACTCTTCCGCTCCGCCATCGCCGAGGCGCGGTCGGGCGTGGGCGTGGCATTGCCGGGTAACGTCGTGGCGTACGCGGATGGCTTCGCGGACATCCGCCCCGGCGTGCGCCGGCTGGCGCCGTCGGAGACGGCTTTCGAGCCCGACTACCCGGAAGAGATCCCCGTCATCCCATCGGTGCCTGTGATTTGGCCGCGGGGGCGAAACTTCCGCATCGTCGGCGAACTCGGCGTAGGCGATCCGGTGCTACTCGTGTGCGCCGACTACGACATCTCGGGGTGGCTTCGCTCGGGGAAGCTATCCGACCCCGAGGACGCTCGAGAGCACTCGTGGGGGCACGGAGCGGTATGCATCCCCGGGCTCATCCCCGACGTCGGGTGGTCGGCCTCGGCGCCCGCCGACGCGGCGGCGCTCGCCTCGGTGGTGGACGCGTTCGGTAACCAAATCGCCGGACTCACCCCGCCAACCAACCCGGCAGAGACACAAGCCGCGGTGGCGTTCATCATCGCAGCGTTCAACCTTGCCATGAACGGCGTATCGTTCCCCTCAGGCTTGCCGTCGCCTTCGCCGACTGCCGGCACTTGCGCTTCCGACACCCTACTCACGGACTCGTAGGACGACCTATGGAACTCGCAATCACCACCGTCACCGACTACCTAAACCCGACGCTCGGAGACTTGCGTCTCGGCGAGGACCACCAAGAAGTCGTCTTGACCGAGCTAGCGGACGAGGCCCAGCAACGCCTCACGATCTCGCTACGCCTCTTCAAAGGCGAGTGGGGGCTCAACCTCGATGCGGGCATGCCGTGGTTCCAATCCATCCTCGTACGGAGCCCGAGTCTCGCGCTCATCCGCGCGATCTTGACTTCGGCGATCGTGAAGGTGGAAGGGATCGCGTCGGTCGAGTACATGGACCTCGACTTCAACAAAGCGACCCGCACGCTAGCCGTCGACTTCCGTGCGCGGCTCGAAGACGGCTCGACCTACTCGACGAGCGAGTACGGGCCGTTCGTCTTGCCGTTCTAGGCCCACGAGATAAACCACTGGACGCCCAAATCGTCGTTTCCGGCAACGTAATAACCCTCGCTGCGCAAGCGATCCGCGGCCAACGACGTCAAGACGGTGACGACTAGGTCCGTCCTTTCGTATCGGGCGGCCATGCGGATCTTGCGGTAGATGTCGTCCAGCTCATCCTCCAGCCCGGCTTGCTCTCTTGCAAGGCGTTGAACGCCGGCAGCAGCGGCGATTTCACGAGCTTCGCTCGGTGCGATGCGGTTCGTCATCGTCGGTTCCTCACCAACAGAAAAGGTAATAACCGTCGTTCGATTCGTACCAATTCACACTGAAGCCGTTCTCGCACAAGATCCGGTAGGCTTCATCCGAGCACGTCAAGCCGATTTGGCTGCCGTTGGCGCTCGCCACGGCGCGGACGGCCGAGTAGATGCGAGCCAGCTCTTTCTCCAACCCCGGCTCTTCTTCGTCGGCCAAACGCGTTAGGCGCTGGGCTTCTTTACTTGTCATGGTGTTTCTTGCTGCTCGGTTCATGCTCTCTGCCTTGTACAGCAGTTTGTCGTTTCGGGTCGTCATCGTCGGTTCCTTTCAGAAAGTTGTCCGAGGAGTTCGCAATACCGGTCCTCGAGCCGGTCGATTTCGCGGAGGATGGCCTCGAGTTCCGCCTTCTCGGGGGCGGGCGGAGGAGGAGAGAACACCCACCCTGCGCCATTACAGCGCCAGCAAACCTCGAAAAGGTACACGGTGGTGAAATCGATCGCCGGTATGCATGCAGAGCCTCCACAAATCGGGCACGGCTTCATCGGAATGCCTCCGCGACGGCGTCGTCGACGAGCATCGCCACTCGAATTTGGGAGTCGTACGGACGGATGCGGATGTCATCCCCGAAGAGTGCGGCGGACTCGAGGACCTCGAGCGGGGAGTCGCACGCGGCCGTTTTCAAGAAGGCGGTGACCCATCGCGCGCCGGCGGGAGCCGGAGGGTCGATCATCGCGCCGCGAAACATCACCAACGTCTCGGTCGTGTTGTGCTCGATCCACACCTTCGCTGCGAGGTCGGCGCCGCCGCGGGCGTAGACGTGCTCTTCGGTGTACGGCGTAAAGCCGGCGTACACGTCGTGGTCCTCCGCGACCACGATCGCCTCCCCGTCCAACTTCACGGGGTAGCGATACGCGTCGTCCCGCGAGTCGTCGAACGTCGTGCACACCTCGACGCCGGCTTCGAGCAACTTCCGGATACCGTCGACGTACGACGGGATGCGCGTCCATCCGTGCAGTGGCCCGACCCACGGCGCCGTCTTCGTTTCCTCGGTCATGTCTTCCTCCTAGTCGCTACCCTAGCCGACCTCGACGTTCGCGTCCATCTTTTTCGGCCCGAGCCGCTCGCCGAGCCATCGATTCGCTTCGTCGGCGGCGATGAGCCCCCCGCGGCGCCCCCGCGGCGCGACCGCGTAACGGAGAGCCCCGCGCGAGAGGGCCTTCCAAATCGCTGCCCTGGACGCCCCCGAGGCGTCGGCGAGCTGGGCGACGGTGAGGAGATCGCCCTCGCGTACGGCGGCCCGCACCGCGGCGCGTAGGCGGTTCGCCGCCGCTACGCTCGGGCGCGTGCCTCGGCCTCCGAAACGCCCGAGCGCGAGGTTCGCCCGCGAGGCGGGGTTCTCTCCGGGGGCGTGCGGCGTGCCGTATGCGACGAGGGGTGCGACCGCCCGCTCGGCGAAGATTTCCAGAACACCTTCGTGCAGATCCGTAAAAGCCACGGGCCTACCCTAGCGCGCGGGGCGCGGGGCGTCCACCCCGGAAATCGGGTGCTAGAATGACCCCATGGCCGGGCTAAGCGCTACTGGATTCGACGCCAAAGCACTCGACGATATCCAGAGCGAAATCGTTGACTTTCTTCACTCGGAGATCGATCCGACGCTGAACCTCACCGAGACGTCGATCCTCGGCCAGGCCATCGGCGCCTTCGCCACACAGCTCCGAGCCGGGTGGGAGGCCATCGCCGCGACGTACGTTTCGCGAGACCCGTCCCAAGCCGAGGACGACGCGCTCGAGGCGATCTCCGAGATCACCGGCACGATTCGCGCGGCGGCGACCTACTCGACGATGACCGTGACGTGCACGCTCGCGGCGGGGTCGTACGCGGCGGGGGATTTGATCGTCTACCTACCCGGCTCGCCGGACGAGACCTTCACCAACGACGCGGCCATCACCACCGCCGGGCCTACCGAGGACCTCGCCTTCACCGCGACCGTGACCGGCCCCATCCAAGTCCCGGCCGCCACCACGCTCGCGCTTTCGAGCCCACCCTCGGGTTTCACCGCCGCGGTCTCGGTCGGCGCCGCCGCGCCGGGCTCTGACGTCGAGACCATCCCCGAGCTGCGCATCCGCCGCGAACGCGAGCTTCGGCGCCAAGGCTCGACCTCGACCGATGCCGTCCGCGTAGACGTCGACGACGTCGCGGCGACGACCTACGTCACGGTCTACGAGAACGACACCGACGCGACGAACGGCGACGGGATGCCGCCGCACTCCATCGAGGTCGTTGTAGTGGGCGGCGACGACGACGAGATCGCCACGGCCATCCTCGCTTCGAAAGCCGCTGGCATCCAAGCCCACGGCTCGACGACCGTCACGGCCTACGACGATGTCGGCAACGCGCACACGATCAAATTCTCGCGCCCGACTTCGAAAACGATCTACATCCACCTCGACATCACCGCGAAGACCGGGACGTATCTCGGGGACTCGGCCGTACAGGACGCTATCACGGAGTGGACCGACGTCAACCTATCCGTAGGCATCGACGTCTTGAAGGCGCGCATCGAAAGCTTGGCCATGTCGGTAGACGGCGTCATCAATGTGCTCGCGGCCATCGACGACTCTTACCCCGCCGCGGTGAACGACGACTTCGTCATCGGCGGGCGCGAGCGGGCGATCGTCACCACGGCCAACATCGAGATCTCCACGACCTACGTGAACGGAGCGCCGTAATGCCTATGCCGACCATCACCGCGGTCTCGCCGGCGGATACCGGAACGTTGGCGAAGCAGGACTTCATCATCGTCGACATCACCGACGCGGACATGGTCTATCACGTGGTCGCGGTGCGCTTCCCCGAGTACGGCGTGACCGAGGTCGCCTACCACGCCGGGTCGGTCGCTCTCTCGACGCCGTACGAAGTCTACCGGCACGCGATCGCCAACGGCTACCGCTACCGCATCCGGCGCCGCGGCGGATGGCTCGCGGGTATGGGCCCGCCGGAAGTCTACGCGACGTCGGCGGACAACCTCTCAGTGACTCTCACGGCGCCGAACGGCGGCGGCTCGTACATCGCTGGCGACTCGATCTCCGTGACGTGGACGTCGGTCGGGACGTTCTCCTCGTTCGACTTGGAGTACTCGACCAACAACGGATCGTCATGGACGTCGATCGCTACGGGCGTTACCTCGCCGTACGCGTGGACCGCGCCCTCGACGGTCTCGTCGCAATACCTCGTGCGCGTGACCGGAAACGGCGCGACGACGGTCACCGACACGTCGGATGCGACCTTCTCAGTGGCTCTCCAATCCGCATGGACCGGCTCGTCGTTCATGGAGGCGAACGCGGCCTGCATCTCGGCGCTGTACTCCGACGACGCCGTCGATTCGGGTTCTAGTCCGTACACGTTGACGTCGCTTCCTGACACGGACACGACGTACGGTGTCTCGGCGTGGTCTAGCCCATCGGGGTTGAAGCGAGCGAATTGGCCGAACCCACAACTCACATACAACACCGGCTATGCCACGCGCTCGGTCAACGATGTACTCGGTCTCCATACGCTGCTCAACGGTGGCGCCGGAACGAACCCCGAAGGCGGCGGTTCGACGTATGTGCTCACGTACTTCTTCTACGCCAAGACGATCACGTACGGCTTCAACGGGCCTTCGTCTCGCCGCCACTACGTCAGCATCGACGCCACGAACGTTACGTGGTACTACGGCACGGCCAGCTCGATCACGCTCGCCCACGGTCTCGATACATCGAGCTTCCGGCATTGGACGGTGTATTGCGACGGCTCCTCATCGGGATCGTCGCACATCATGACCGTCTACGCCGACAACGTTTTGGTAGGCTCGGACTCGGGCTCGAACTTCTCCTCATCCGGCGGGCCGTGGACGATGTTCGCTGCGTCGGGGAACTGGCTAGCCGCGGGGTGCTTCGCCAACTCGCTCTCGTCCACCAACCGCGCTAATTTCCAGTCGTAACCGACCATGGCCACCTTCACGCTCATCTCCCCCTCCGAATCAAAAGGCGTCGCCCGCGCCGGGGCGATCACGTTCGAGTTCACCGATGCGGACTTGGCGTACTACGCGGTCTTCGCCGCCTACGACGACGGCTATGCGGAACTCGTCTACGACTCGGAGTCGGGGGCCTTCTATCCGTTCTCGGCGACGTCGACGCCCATTACCGACGGCTACCGCTTGGCGGTGACGCGGCGGGGCGGGTGGCGGACGTCGCCGACGGTACGTGTCGTGACGGCCGACTCGACCGGCGTGTCGAGCGAAGGATCGTGGCGTTTGGAGTTGCTCAATGCCTAGCTACGTCATCGAATCGCCGACCGCGGCGGAGGCCACTACACCCGAAGACTTCGGCGGGACGTACGAACTAGAGACCGACCACGCAGGCAAGCTCATCGAGCAACTCACGTCGTTCTTTCGGGACGGCCCGCGCAACCAAGCGCTCATGCGCGCGCTCGGCGCCCAAGTCCAGGAACTTGAACAAGCGACGTGGGACGTCTTCAACGCGTTCGACCTCGACACAGCCACCGGTCACCGGCTCGACTTGCTCGGCAAGATCGTCGGCGAGGGGCGCTCGGATCGCTCCGACACCGACTACCGCGCCGCCATCCGCGTCCGAGCGCTCATCAACCGGTCGAACGGCAAGCTGCCGGAGTTGCTCACCATCGCGGGGCTTTTGGCCTCCGCCGCGACGATTCACGCCCGGGAGACCTATCCGGCGACGATTTCGATTGACTTCGACGATCACGGCGCAGTGAAATGGGCGCTAATCGTTCGGCTATTGACCCAAGCGAAGGGCGGCGGCATCCGTCTCCTAGCGACGACAGGCTACGGCGAGTTCGCGGTGGGCTCGGAGGACGGCACGCCGGCGGGCGGCGTCATCGGCTCGGAGGACGGCACGCCGGCGGGGTTTTTGGTCGGGGCGGCCTAGCAGCGGCGAGATGCTAGAATGTGGCCATGGCCACTAAGCCCACAATTGCCGACGCCGAATGGGCTACCGACGCGTTGATGACCTCGGCGCCCGACGTAGACGAGCAGGCCAAGTCGCCGACGCTCGATCCGGGGACGTCCTACCGCAAGCAAGGGTGGATTCCGAATACGAACTTCATCGGCCGCTATATGAATTGGATCCTCAACCAATTCTACTTGTGGGCCGTCTACCTCAACGACCTCCACAACTCGACCGCGTTCCTTTCGCAGGCGTACACGTGGACCGGCGCCCACACGTTCAACACCGCCGAAGCGACGTTCGCCCAAGAGATCCAAGCCAACGGCGGCATCGACACCAACGGCGGCGGCATCCTCACCGGTGCCGGGGCGTTGTCCACCGAAGGTGGCAGCATCTCATCCGCCGGTGGGAACATCTCCAGCGTCACAGGCGACTACTCGTCAAGCGGAGGGGACTACACAGCGGCGGGCGGGTCGTTCACGACTACCGGAGCGGGGGCTTTTCAGTGCCTGAACGCGAGCGGTAGCGATACGTTCGCGTTCACCGGCACGAAGCCTTCGCGCACGATTATGGTCAACATGTCTGGCGCTCACGTCAACGGCTCCGGCTGGATCGTCACTTCTGGTAAGTTGCAATCCACTACGCCTAACGCCAACGTCGCGTATGTGCCGCTGAAGCTACCACACGGAGCTACCGTTACAGGCTTGACTGTAGCTGGTTATCAAAATGTAGACACCGCTGCAGATACGCTGGTTCAGTTGATGAGCAACTCTATCTCCGGCTACACTATGGCCGGAGAGAATCAAGAAGGAGTTCGCTCACTTACTACGGGATTCGGTGGCTCTGATGTAGATTTCCCGTTCGGTTCAGCGCCCTCGTTCACAGTAGACAACACCGATACGATCTACTACCTGAAAATCACCGAGTGCGACTCCTCTGGAGTAGCGTGCGGTGTCAACTACGTCAAGTTGACTATTGGTGATCCAGGACCACGTAACTTCTAAACCGCTCGACCGCGAGGGGCAGTATGGATCGCGATCAACAAGAATGGAACGAGCGGCACTCGGTGACGCTGGCTAGGGTAGAAGAGAAGCTCGACTCACTCGCGGGGCACGAAGCCCGCATCACCGCTCTCGAGCACGAACGTACGCGCGCGCGGACGGCGCTCACGCTCATCACCGGCGCGCTCGGGTGGGTCGTCTCGCGGTTCTTCGCGGGGGCGATGCTGTTCTTGCTCATCGGCGCCGGCGGGTGTGCCGCGCCTCAAATCGATCACGCCCCGCCGGGCTGTGCGAAGTGGCTCTCGAAGGATCGCCCGGTCGAGGTCGTCGTTCACCCCGACGTAGACGCCGATTGCGCCGTGGCGATGGTCGACGCGATTGCGTTTTGGTCGACGTACGTTTCGTATCTCGAGTACCCCGACGTGGCATGGAAGGTAGGCCCCATCACGCTCGAGGCCGGCGACCCGAACGAGTACTACCCGCCCGGAGCGCTTCCCGAAGGCTTCGTTGCCGCCGGCGCTACTACCGTACGCGTCCACCCCCATGGGCGGATGGAGAAGGCCGTCATCCGCATCGACCCCGACCATTGCGGCGACGCGCACGTCATGGCGCACGAACTCGGCCATGCGCTCGGGCTCCCGCACGACGAGAACATCGAGAATTTGATGTACCCCACCGTCGAGGGCGGGTGGGGCGTGTCGGCGAAGGATGCGGCATGGCTACGCTAGCGTTCGGGGAGTGCCGATACGAAGCCACCGATGAGGATCGGTTGTGGCTTCTGCGCGCGGTCGCGCGCGAGGGGCGTGTCCATAGGCAGGTCGCCCAAACGCTCGTGAACGGTTTTGCGTGGGGGCATGCCCGTAAGCCGAAGTCGATCCCGACGTTGACGTGGTGGGTGCAAGCCTACGCCCAGCCGGTCAACCCGAGGTGGTTTCCGGACGGAAAGATCTTCCAGCGGTGGCACGCGAAGGACCCGAAGAAGTACCCGCTCGGAGCGGCGATGCGCCGGCGGGACATCTACTCGGTCGAGACCCGCTTCGAGAAGCCGATCGTCGAGGCCGTCGAGCGCGCGCTCACCGAAGGCCCGGTCGACATCCCGGCAAACGCGACCGACTACGCCGCGGCGTGGATCGACGCGACGCGCAAAGGCCAAACCCCGCTCACGGCCCCGAAGAAGGGGTACAACCGGTTGTGGACGCGCGCGCCGGAGTGGGACGGCTACGCGGTCGTCAGCTAGGCTGCGCTCAAATCTAAGAGCCACCCCGGCTTCTCTTCGATGCCGAGCAGGTCACATGCCTTCTGAAAGAGCGCAGTCGTGGCCTCGTCGATGGACGTGTCGACATCGCACGTGCCTGTGTTGTAAGGGCCGTTGATGGTGCGCGCAACGAAGGCGTACTTGCAGTACTCGCCGCAACACCCGCCGACTCGCTCGAACGAAAACTCTTCGGCGTCTTCACCGAGTTCGTCGACCAACGCCTGAAGTATCGCGCACTCCGCGTCTTCTTCGTCACACCCGTCGTGCCACCCATGCTTCGCGGCAAACTCGTAGAGTTCCGACGACAAGTCCTCGCCTAGGACGACTCCGTAGTGGAGGTATGTATAGAAATCGACTCCCATGTCTTTACCCTCATCCGTACTTGGACGTCAAAATCCACCCGCCTGGCATCGGCGGAAGGCCCACCGCCGCTAGCGCGGCTTGCAGCGTCTCTTCGAGTGTCGATGCGCGGGCGAGCAAGTCCGCCGACACGTGCACGGCTCCGTACTCGACGGAGGGGTGGGCGTGCAGAACGAAGAAACCGAACTCGAAGTCTCCGTAGTCGTCGTAAGACCCACCGGCGCGCTCGACCTCGACGCCGAACGATCGGAGTGCCTTCGATAAGTAGTACGCGATCTCGTTCTCGCTTTCATCGGTGTCGACGCCCGCCTTCTCAGCGTAGACGAGCAGATCGCCGGGTAGCGTGTCGCCCAGCAAAACGCCGTAGCGCAAAGCGGCCTCGGGGTGGCATCCCATCACGCACCTCCGTTGTTTGCGCCGAGAACCGAAGCGTCGAGGCCGTACTCGTCGGCGAGTCCGCGCATGCTCGCGACGAAGTCCGCCACGAAGTTCTTGCTCTCCGCCGCTTCGTCGTGCGCGTATTGCATGTCGCGCAAGAAGCCGACGTCCTCAAGCGGCGCGCCGACGGCCTGGACGACGGCTGGGTTTTTGGCGGAGAAGTCGCCGTCGTCCAGGCGCGTCTCGTAACGCTCGTCGGGGATGAGCCATCCAACCACGCACCGGCACCCGTCCGGACCGCGGTACACGCAGTCTCCGTTGTCGCCCACCGAGGGCCGGCCTTGGGCGATCACACCCCTCGCTCCGCGGTCGAAGTAGTCTTGTCGTCGCTTGCGGGTTTCTTCGTTCGTGTCCATCGTTACACCTCTTTCGTCCAATACGCCGCCATCGCGGCGGCTTCGGGGTCGTTCGGGAGCTTCGCCGCCAAGGCGAGCACGTCCGCTTTCGCGTCACGGACGAGCCACGCCCGCCCGGGCTTCTTGCACAAACGAAGCACGTCGAAGACGTTCGACCACGGCCGCCATCCGTGCTCGTCTTTGCGCTGAATGGCGCCGTCCATCAACCGCCCGACGATCTTCTCGTCATCCCAATCGGCGATCTCGATGTACCATCCGTCGGCGAGCGCGCGGAGGACGTCCTCGGTCGTGTGCAAGACGCGCTCGGCGGGCGCCGGGGGCTCGGCGGCGGGCGGTTCGCGGAGGACGACGAACTCCGCGTCGGGCTTGTGCCTAGACAACCACACCTCTCGGGTAGGGTACCAACAATGCCCTGGCAGACCTTGCCGCATGTCGCGGGCGGTCAAACTCGATGCGACGCCGCCCTCGTATCGAGTGTACGGGTTCACGCTAGTCTCCACGTCGACGACCTCGCCGCCCGCTCGGGTGACGTTCCACGCCTCGGCGGCGCTCACAGTATAGTAGGTCATCGTGCGCCTCCGTTTCCGGACGCCGGCGCGACGGGCGGTTCATGCAGGACGTAGTACTTGACGTCCTCGCCGTCGTACTCGATCCACCTATCACGCGAGTAGACATAAATGCCTTCGTCGTCCCCCTCTTCCTCGTGCTCTTTGCAGTCGAGCGTAGATACGCCGCCGCGAAACGCCACCCACGGGTTGTCGTCGCGGGGGCTGTCTCCGACCTCGCCTCCCGCTCGGGCGATGTCCCACGCCTCCGCCGAGCCGACGACGCGCGGGGGCTTCGTTTCCGAGGCCGGCGCGGCGAGTTCGACGTGCGATGAAACGGTCACGACGGCGTGCAGCTCGGTGACGATCCGTCGTACTTCGACAGAGCGGCTCTCGGAGAGCGAGAGCGCCTCGGCTTGCTTCAGCGCGTCGTCGAGGTCGTAGCGGCCGCCCTCCAAGCCGTCGACTTCGTAGTACATCTCTTTGTACGTCACGCTCATAGCACCCTCCAAAAAGTGGCGAAGCCGTCCGGCAACCGCCGATACTCAACCATCCGACCGACGACCTTCGCGCGGTTGGTGGCGAACGCGATGCGTTGCGCCTCGGAGAAACCTTGATCCAAAACGTCGCCACCTTCAAGTGAAATCGATACGCAACGATCCGATTCGACCTCGACCGAGGCGACCCGTCCGGCTACGCATCGCGCGCGGGCGAGATACGACATCGCCGAGGCCGTCGCGCGGCCGTACACGTACGGCGCCGACTCCGAGCGGAGGACCACCCCGCCGAAGCCTTCGCCGACGGCCGAGCGCTCTAGGGTCTCGACTTGGGCCTTCGTCGCGCATCGGATTTGGGGGACGATCTCGACTTGCAGGTGATGGCGGAGCGAGCGCAATCGGTCCGCGAAAGGCTCGCGGCGGAGGTCCCAGTCCCCTCGGTCGAAGGCGTAGAACGTGAACGCCTCGGGCGGGGCGTCGCCGATGTTGGGGTCATCGAACGCCACGGATGCCTCGTAGCCTTTCGGCGCTCCGAAGGCGAGCACGCCGTCGTACCCCTCGAGGTCCGGCCCGGAGAACGTCGCGAGCGCGGCCAGCGAGGGCCCGACGAGCGGGCGGCCGTCGGCGCCAAGGACGACGCCCTTGCGGACGAAGGTGCGGCGCCCTATCAGCATCGGCGATACGAGAATCGGAAAATCGATACGGCGAGCGGCCGGCCAACAAACGGGCAGCATCGGTTTCATGCGGACTCCTCGATACGGTCGAACGTCGCGGCGACGTCGGCGATGGCTTCTTCGTGCGTATTGTATACACGTGCGACTATTTGCATACCCGTGGGGTCTTTGATTTGCACTGTCGCTGACGCGTGATCTGCGATCACGCGATACTTCCCGCACTGTGTGCGGACGCACAGCATCGTCAATCCTCCTCTAGCACGCGAGGCCCAATCAGTCCATAACGCTCGGACGCAGCGCCATTCGTCGGAGTGCGAGAACTTCGGACGCGGAGAGACGATCCGGCCGTTGTCTACGTAGTAGATGCCGTACAACGCCATCTCCGTCTCCTTGTTTTGGTATATTCTCACCCCAGCATATATGTAGGCGTCCAGATAAGACAAGAACTCCTCGGCTGTACGGTAGCTAGACGCAGGGCGGCCGGGCACTGAAGCGAACACCGTGCCGCTCGGCATCTTGCAAGCCTCTACCTCTACCTCTCCCCAAGGCATGTCGAGCTTGCGCTTGAACGACTCGCCGACCTTCAAGTAGTAGAGCCCATAACGGGTGGCCATATAGTCTTCGAGGGCGTTCGTGAGGTCCGCGGTGACCGGCTCGGGGTCGCACATCGGGCACTCTTCGTCGGCTCGGTGATGGCCGTGATACTTCGAGACGGCGCACGGAATCATACGATCCGGCGCCCCGCCGCCGTACTCGGCGCGGAGTTCGTCGAGCGTTCGGTACGTTCCGTTTCTGTAGTACTTGCCAGTCCAGTACCCGGTGGCTTTCACCCACCCGTCTTTCGCGATGCGCGTGTCGAGATCCATCTCGGCCTCCCTAGTTCAACGCCCGAACGGCGTCGCGCCGGGCCATTACCGCCTCTTTGAGTTCGCCGCGGAGTTCGTCATCCTCGAGCACCGCGTCGCGGATGCTAGAATCGACGGTGGGCGGGATGGCGATCATGTCTAGGCGCAACGAATAGGACACCCGCGCCTCGGCGTTACACGCCCGCTCTTCGTCCCACAACGTCAAATCGAAGACGCCGACGGCGCCGTCGTTCATCACTACCCGAGGTTCGTCGACGACTTGCATACTTACTCCGTTTCGAGTCTGCGTACGAGCTTCACCCGCGCGGCACGGAACTTCCCGTCGGAGTTGTACGGAACAACGATGTCGGCCATGTCGGCGACTTCGATCAAGCACTCCCATACCGGTTGGTTTGGGTATTGCGCCCGGCACCATCCCGGCGTCGTAGCGACGTTCACACCACACCCACACGCGTCGGTGCGGTTGGGGTTCGGCGTCTCGGTAAGGTAGGCGCCTTCTTCGGCCTTCCATTCGCTTTTGAACGGATAGTTGGTTTGACCGACGGCTTTGTAGCACCGCACGCCATCGGCTCCTAAATTAGCCGCAAGAAAGTCGCGGGCGGTCAGCAAACCGGTCGCCCCCGAGAGGTCCGCCCCCGAGAGGTTCGCCCCCGAGAGGTTCGCCCCCGAGAGGTTCGCCCCCTCGAGGTTCGCCCCCGAGAGGTTCGCCCCGTAGAGGTTCGCCCCCGAGAGGTTCGCCCCCTCGAGGTTCGCGTACGATAGTTTCGCGTACGATAGTTTCGCGTCCGAGAGGTTCGCCCCCGAGAGTTTCGCGTCCGAGAGGGTCGCGTCCGAGAGGTTAGCCCCCGAGAGGCGAGCCCCCGAGAGGCGAGCCCCCGATAGGTTCGCCCCCGATAGGTTCGCCCTCGATAGGATCACCCCCGATAGGATCACCCCCGATAGGTTCGCCCTCAAGAGGTTCGCGTCCGAGAGGTTAGCCCTCTCCCCGCCTTCGCCTCTCAGCCACTTTCCGTGTTCCTCTACGATCTTCGCTAGCTCTTCTTTCGTCATGACTTGCCTCTCCCGGTGACGCGCGTCGACGCCGTGCGCGTGAACCGCACGCCTTCAATCGCCGGCTCGACGTTCGAGCCCTTCACCGTCTTAAGATACGCTTTCACGGCGTCGGTGTCCAGCGTTTTCTTCACGAACGCGGCCGGGACGCGGTCGATGTCCTCGGCCTCGAACTTCCACGAGTACGTCGTGGCGGTGCCGGCGGTGGCTACGCGCTCGGGTACCGCGGCGACGATCGCGACGGCGGCCTCGGCGTCCCCTGTCTCGGCGGCGGCGCGCGCTTCGGCGAGGGCCTTGCGCTCCGCCTCGGCGATGGCGAGGTCGTACTCGCTCATCTTCCGCGAGGCGAGGGCTTTGAAAGCCTTTACGTGCTCGGCGGTCTTGGCGAACTCCTCGTCGACTCGGCGCTTGGACTCGAGCAACGGGCGCGTAAGGTTTACTCGATCCTCTTCGAGTCCCTTCAGAACGGACTGGGCGTGAGCGGCTTGGGTCGCCCACCAATCTTTTTGCGCCGGGGTGCTGCACGGCCGCGCTTCGAAGCGGGCCGCGAGCGGTTTCCACGTGGCGACGACGAGGGCGAGGTGGTGTCGGTCGATGGGGTCGACGTAATCGGGTTCGGACTCGGACATAGCGGATCCATTCTGCCTAGGGCGTAGAGGCCGATGCCGACGGCATCGATGGCGTTATGTCGCAGCTTAGCGGGTTTTACGCGCTCGACCATCGCTTTTTCTTCGTCGTCGAGCGCAGCGAGGATGCGTGGTTGATGAATCTCTTTTGGGACGGCGCCCTTCCAATCCGACGGGGCGTAGTACGTATGCGCGCGCATGGCGCCCGCTACGACAGACACGTCCATTAGATCTTGGTGGGCGAAGCGCATCTTGCGCCCGCGGGTGGTCATCCTCTCGCACACTCGCCGAGCGCCCGGCGGATCGGGGACTCGCGCGACGTGGGCGAGCGCGCACTCGCCGAGCGTTCCCTTCGCCCGGGAGAGCCCGACGTCGACGAGGCGCCCGCCGCGAAACTCGGCGTAGCCGAGGGTTTTGATACCGGGGTCGACAGCGACGAGGACTTCGAACGATTCGGTCATCCGAAGTACATAGCGCGACTATCGACCGAAGGCCCGGGCTTTTTCAGCCGTCGGCGTCGCGCGCGTCGAGGTACTTCCGGTAGTGCGCCGGGAGCCCCGCCGAGCATCCCTTGACGATGTCCTTCCAGATCTTCGGCCACAACGCGTCGCGGATCTCGGCCTCGGACTCTTCGGTCAAGTCGCGGGCGTGCTCGCGCATGAGCGCCCCGACGTCGCGCATCGAGAACTCCAAGTCGCCCGCTTCGCGGAGGTGCTGGATGCACTTGTCCCAATGCGCCTCGGTGCCGTACTGCGTGATGTAGTCATGCACGGACGACGTCTTCGGCGGCTTTTGCCCGGTCTTCTCGAGGAAGGCCTTACCGACCCACTTCGCTTTCGCCCGGTCGGCCCCGCCGCCGACGCGTTTGATGACGATGCCCTCGCGCGGGCCGCCGAGCATGGACGGCCCCTCGACTAGCTTCTCGAGGTCCGAGGACGTGTAGAGCCCGGTGGGGGCGATGAGCGGGACGACCTCGAGGCCTAGCTCGTCGGCGAGGGCTTCCACAGACACTCGATCGAAGTAGCCACCGTCGAGCTGCGCGTCGAAGACGACAAGCCCAGCGGCTGGCGCTCGCTCGTAGGTGAGCTTGTTGTGGCGTGGTGCGCACACTGCCTCGGCGCGTACGGTCAAACCCGGCTCGAACTTCGGGGCGAGCGCCCGGGCCGTCTCGACCGCCTTACGGAAGAGCTTGTCGGTCGTGTTCCAATCCAGCAAACCGCCGCGCGAGGCGCACCACACGACCCCGTCCGGCGACTTGCCGAAGGAGAATTGCGAGCCGTCGATCTTCTCCTCGACGTAGACCGGCTCCCGAAGGATGTCCGAGACCTCGCGCTTGCCGATGTGAATGACTTTGCCGTAGCTCTCCATGCGTCAACCCTCGTCGTCGTTAGAGACGACCAAAAACGAATCGTGGTCGGCGAAGATCGCCGAGAAGACCGCCATCGACGCTTTGACCGGATCGGCGGGGTTCATGCCCATCGCCTCGCGTACGCGCCGCTCGACGTACGCGTCGATCGGTGGTGGCGAGTACAAATCCAAGCCCTCCCCGGGGAACTTCGCCGCGAAGGCGGCGCGGAAGGCGTCTCGATGGGCGTAGTCGTCTAGGTCGACGTCCCATTCTCCGGGGTCGGCGTAGTAGCGGTAGTCGACGACGTGCTCGTGCGTGGACAGCCACGCTTCGACGTCGACGTACGTCGAGGGAACGATCGGTTTCCCGAAGAAATCCACGGGGGTACGCTCAGCGTCTCGCACCGCCTTGGCCGTAAGCTCCAAATCGTCGAGGATGTTGGCTGACGGTGACGACCACCCGGACTGGGTACTAGGCTCCGGAGCGTACGCCAGCGGCGCCGTGTATTCCAGCGACGCCGAACGGTACGAGTTCTTCGAGGTGTAGTAGCCTTTCTCGTCGAACGTGACGTCTTCTTCGACGCGATCACCGTTCACGTCGGTTCCGACGATCCGGACGGCGGACGAGCCAACGGGTACGTCGCTCGCCGGGACTCTAAAGCGCGGCTTCGCGAAGTACTCCTCGAGGGCGTCTTGGATGCGCGCCCGGAGCGCGGCGTCGTATTCGCCGACGTAGTAACGCGCCGGAGTTTCGATTACGTACTCGTCATGCAGGAAGTGGCCCACTTCCTTTTCGGCTTCGGTGTAAGTCAACACGCCGGCGTCGATGAGCGCCTGGAACTCGGCGAGCTTCTCGGCGGCCGGGCGGGGGGAGTGCGTCTTGCACGGGACGTCGACGCGTGACGGCCAATCCGCGATCGCGTTCCCGTAGCCCGCGGCGGCGGGCGGGCTCCCTATCAACGCCGGCGGCTCGTACATGCCGTGCTGGATTGGCGACGTCTCGAAGTCGAAGGCCTTGGTGCCTACGCGGATCGATTTGATCACCGCGTTGACGACCGGTGTCTTCGGCGGCTCACAATACGGGCACGGCGAGTCGGCGTCGTGGTGTCCGTGCCACTCGGACTTCGCGCATTGGATGAGAGTCATTTCGCTTTCCTTTCGATCGCTTGGAGCGGTTGGAACGCTCGGTCGATGGCGTCGGCCGCGCGACCGATGGCACGGGACCCGCTTCTTCCGTCGTAGCCGCACATTCGGAGATGATGCCGGATGTCGCGGAGTTCGTCAAGCCCTTTGCGGTACGCGAAGCCGGCCTCGGCGATGATCTTCGCGACCTCGGCATGCCTCTCGGCTTGGGCGCGGATGCGGTCGTTCGCCGTCGCTAAGGCGGTTTCGTACTCGCGCTCGCGCCCGGCGGCTCGGGCAGCGAGCTTTTGGGTCGCGTCGACGGTGCGCTTGAGGGCGTTCTTCGCCTTGGAGAGCGCCTCGACATCCTCGACGTGTTGAAGCTCGAGGGCGGCGATGCGCTCCTCGAGCCGGCCGATCCGCCACTCCGCGGTCTTCGCCGCGACGCGCGCCGCGAGCGCGAAGACGACCGTCTCGTACTCCTCGACGCTACGAGCGCGGCCGAGGGACGAGATTTCGTCGCGTAGCGTTCGCCGGCGCGTTTCGAGGCGGTCTAGGGTTTCTTCTTCGTGGGTCTTCATGGTTCACCCTCTAGAACTACGCACCAAAAGTACGAGTCGCCGTCTTCGAGTCGGCTTTCGGCATCGGCTATTGCTGAACGGTAGTGGTCGATTTGTTCGAGCATCTCCGTCAGTGAGGTTCTAAGCGCCGAGACCTCGGACTCTAGTTCGCGTATGCGCTCTTCGTGGGTCTTCATCGTCCTTTGCCTTTCGCCTGCGGGGAGGCCCACCACGCCTCGGCCAACGCCACCTTCGCGCGGTCGAGGAAGTCTTCGCGCTCGTCGTCATCGAAGCACCCGTCGCCGTGTGGGTGGTCGAGCAGCACCACCGGAGCGTCGAGCAGATCGTCGGTTTCGTAGGTGTACTTTACACGAAACACCCCGTAACGAAGACGCAAGTAACCTATCGCGCGAGCGCCGTAGTAGGCGTCGTATTGCTCGGGGCACGCTTCGCACGTCCGCTCGAGACGGATGGCGTCCGCCGTCTTGCGGATCTTCTTCGGGCTCGTCATACCGTACCTCCTCGGATGTACGCGTAGACGATCGGCGCAATCCGGTCTCGCCACGCCTTCGAGTAGAAGACCAAGCGCTCGCCTTTCCCACTGCAAAGCAGACAAGGCTCTTCACCGTCCTCTCGAATGCCTACCCCGTGGCAGTCTACGCACTCCTCTAGACGCATCTCAGGCTTCGGGTTTGTCATACGTGCTCCGGTGTGAGTATCAAGCTCGCTTGGCACAACCCCGCGATCGCCGTCGCGGCTAGCGGCGGGCATCCGACGTACGTGTAGCCGAAGAAGATCGCGGCGTTGATAGCCACGGTGCCGAGCAAGAAGATGACGTACGGGATGACGGCTACTGGTTTCATGGCCGGCTCACGCACACGACCTCGCCGTTCACGATGGCGGGCGTTCCGTGAGCGCACTTCGTGCGCGCGAGGGTGCACTCCTCGGGTGGCATGGCGGCGAAGGCCTCCTTCGCTGCTTGGCGCTCTTTAGTGCTGCCGATGACCACCCCTAGGCTCAGGCACGCTATCGCCGTGATGAACACGGAAAAAACCAACATGCCTATGTGGGTACGCATGTCAACATCACATTCGCTCACTAGAACCTCCTAGCCGTCACCCTAGCCCACTAGGCGTCGTATGTCGAGTGCTAAACGCCGCTACGCAGCTTCTTCGTACGGGATGAGTTCGCCGTTTCGGTAGACCGGATCGCCGGCGGCCTTCGACCACCGATACGACGCCGCGGGCAGCGCCGAGAAATACAAATCCGGGCAGTACTCCTTAGCGGTGCTGATCATGATGCGAGCCATCTCGTTACCGGCTTCGTGGATGAGCTCGCGGGGTACTTCGTAGAGCCATTCGTCATGGATGAACGCCAATGGTCGGCACCCGTACAACGGCGACCGTCGGTTCTCGTACGCCGCCTCGACTAGGCGCCATCCGGCTGCCGTGGCGATGTCCGCGGCGAGGCCTTGGAACATCCCGTTTGCCGCGTCGCAAAAGCCCACGTCGCCGCGCAGGCGCTTGGAAACGAATTGCTCGATGGTCGCCCGCGCGCCGTACCGACCGCCGAGGAGGTCTTGTGAGACCCAATCGAGGTACGGTTGCGACTCGGCGTAGATCTCCCGCCACACCCGGCACGCGAGTTCGGCTTCCTCAATCGAGATAGTGACGCCGTAGGACTTGAAGCAATAATCCACGAGTCGCGCCGCACCCATCCCGCCGGGCAAGCCGAAGTTCGGCCCCTTCGCGAGCCCGCGAAGCTTCTTTAGCCACGTCTTTTCGTCCTTCGTCCCCTTCTTCCACCGGTAGGCTTCCTCGACCGAGACGTGCTCGCCATGCTCGTTCTTCCACAACCGCGCGCCCATCTCGATGTGAGGGCACCGCGCCGGGTCGTTGAGGATCTCGCGCAAGTCCGAATAGCCGAGCACCCAAAAGCACACTTGCGCCCACGTCCGAAGCTCGAACGAGTCGTAGTCCACCGAGACGATGCACCACTTCGGCCGGACGATCGTATTCAACGCGTCGGAGAACGTCAAACCCCGGGCGCGTTGCTCGTGGATGAACCGCGCCACGTCTCGGGCGATGAAGCACTCGCGCGTTCCGGGCTTGTGCGTCTCCTTGCCCGTCGTCGGGTCGATGAGCTTGATATCCCGTAGTTGGTTTTGCATTTGCATGCCGTAGGACGACCACGGCTCTCCGGGCGCCGGATCGTCGCCTTGGCGGGACGACGTTCGGCCGGTGTTCACGACGGGGTTGTACGAGCACTGGATGGGCTTGCCGGCCTCGGCCGCGCGCACGAGCCTAAGCACCTTCGACATCGTCGTAGAGGCTTGGGTGAACTCCCGGTAGTCCTCGAGCAGCGGGTCTTTCAGCTCCCGAAGCGTGTCCGCGTCTAGTTTGATGTTGCCCTCGGTGAGCCCCTTCTCGAGCATCTTCTCGGTCGGAGCGCCGCGCGGGACATCGCGCCCCGTCCGGCGGCACACCTCGACGACGAGCGCCTCGGCCGCCTTCTTGTCCTTCTGAACGAACATCTCACCTTTGCGCTTTACCCACCGTGCTAGCCCGTGCTTCAAGATCGAGGCTTGCGCTTGGTCGATGCGTGCGGCAGTATCGGCGGCGAGTTCCCGGGCTTGGTGTATGTCGACCGCGAAGCCCCAACACGACGTGAGGTGAAGCGAGACCGACGTCTTGAGTTTGTTGTGTTGGTCGATGAGGTACTGCGGATCGACTTGCTCTTGGCGGAAGTAGACGTCTCGCGTCGCGACGTCGCCGAGGGCGTACTCGACCGCCTCCGCCGGCCACTCCGTGATCGGCTTGCCGTAGAGCGTCCCATAGCGCGTACGCCACGGCGACTTCTTGTCGAGCATGATCGGGAGCCGCCAATACTCGCACACGTCATCGAGCGCGTACGTAAGGTTCTTGAGCCGCGCGTCATCGCCGCGCCCGATGCGGATGAGCTTGTCGCGGATGTACGTGCACCGGATGCGACCCTCCCGCAGGGCTTGGAAGATGAGCGGCGTCCACTCCGGGCGCCACGCCATCATTACGCCGACCTCGAACGCGGCGTTGTGCGCCACCATCACGACGTTCGGGTCGCGTAGGCACTTCTCGAGCAACGACGGCAAGAACGGCGTCCACGCCGGCACGAGCTTCGGCGCATCGCGGTCGAAGGCGTACGCGCAACACACCGGCGGCGGGGCGAGCGCGCCGGGCTGGATCGGGAAGGTCTCAAAGTCGAAGAAGAAGTACCTAGTTCGGGGAGCGCGAGCGGACACGGTTCACCTGACGGGCGAGGAGTTCTTCTTCGTTTCGAGCGCACCACTCCAGTACCGCGGCGTAATGCGGGTACTGGCGGTCCATGATGTTGAACGCGGCGTCATGTTCGTGGAAGCCGAGGGCGTGGACCATCTCGTGGTGGATGGTCGACATGACCACGATGTCGGGCACCCACGGGTCGCGAAGTACCGGGTTTAGGGCGATGTGCTTCGCATCGATGTAGCACCTAGCGAAGACGATGTGACGCTTGGAGCGTGTGCGTAGCGTCCACCCGATGGACCACTCCGAAAGCGAGTCGGAGAAAAAGACGCGGTCGAGCGCGGCCTTCGACTCCTCCAGCCACGCTCGGTCTCTCATTCGACGACCACCAACGGCAGTCCACGATGCGGATGCACGTAGGATGTTTCGTGCACGTAGAAGCCCTCCGCGTCTTTGAGTTTCACGCCGAGAGAGAGGGCTTTGGATACTTCATCCGGGTCACCGCACTCGATGGCTTCGCGGTCCAAGTAGTGGTCTGGCCATTCGATGACGTCCGTGGTGGACAGCAAGTTCCCCACTGACAGACGGGAGCCGTACGCAGTACGGACTACACAACCTGCAAACAGCAGATCGTCTACGGCAAACCCTGGCGTATGGCGCCACTTCCACGCGTAGCGCTTCGCCGGCGGCGGGTTCTCGGGGGTGTGGACTTCGGCCGCGGCCCGGAGCGCCGCTAGATGCGCGACCGTCTCCCGGAGGCGCTCGGATTCTTCCGAGGCCTTCCCTGGGCGCATGCGGTTGTCCTCCATCGTGCCATTGATTTGCGCATCGAGCACGATCATCAAACTCGCCGCGGCATGGGCGAGGTTGTGCACGTGCGAGTCCGAGGCGCACTCCTCGCCGTCGAGCCAATTGGCGATGTGGCGCATCGCCGCGGCGCAGTACGAACGGGCCTCGACGGGGATCTCCCGCCAGTTCCCCGGGCCGTATTTGAGCCCCGACATCATCGCCACCGCAATGTGCATGAGCGCGGTGGGCGGCACGAGTGAGAGGTCCGGCTTGGCAGCGCCGGCGATGTCCTTCGGGTTCATCGTACGGCCCCCACGACCGAAGACGCCGCCGCGCGACGGAACCACCGCCACACCGCTTGCGCCTCGGCGAGTTCGTTCTCGCAGTCCGGCATCGACCGATGTGGCACTCCGGCGTGCGGGTAGGCGATGTCGATGACCGCGCCGGCGGCCTTCGCCTTTCGGAGCTGCGCGCCGGTATCGTCGACTCGGTGCGACATCAACGTCGCCGCCCGGGGTAGGTCCTTCCGGCAGAACTCGAGATCGAAGTGTTTGGACCGACCGACGAGCACGACCGACTTTTCGCCGACGTTCGGGCCGAGCGACTTCAACCAATCGAAGAGTTCGTTATCAACGTCGATCGGCGTGCGGCCTTCGCCGCGGTCGAGCGCCGCGAGGAGACCGTTCTTCTCGTGCATGTCGAGCGCGATCGGGTCGCGGAATTCTTCTCGGTTCGCGTCGACGATCGCGTGGAAGCGCGCGACTTCTTCGTAGTCGTCGTTGACGGCGATGGCGCCGACTTCGACGACGTAGTCGTACTCGTAGTCGAGCCCTGTGGTTTCTAGGTCTAGAACAACTTTCATCGCACCGTCTCCTTCAACAACTCCATCGGGAACAAATCCCGCAGCTTTTGCTCGGCCATTCGCGACAACACCGTCACGAAGACCTCGTCCATGTCCACGTTCAATCCTCCTGGATTGGGCGGATCGAAGTCCACTACGCACACGTTTCCGTAGTCGTACACGCCCTCGACGACTCGAATCGACGCGTCGTTGCGAACAAGCGCTATGATCGTGAAGTGGTGCCACCACCCGTGCTCGCCTTTGTCGGACCCGACCCACGTCATGTCCATCAACCGAACCGCTTTATGTCGCTTCATCGCATACCTCCTTTACGCTTTGAACCAAACCGGCGGATCTCCGTATCCGACCGCTCCCGGCGTATGCCTTACGCTGTCTCCGCATACTTGACTCGCATCTACCGTTATGCTCTCCGAGTCTCGGCAATTCTGCACGCGGACAATCAGCGAACGTCCATCGCCTCCAACCAACGTAGCCAGCACAGCTCCGTCTCTAATGTGGCCGATCCACTCCACCACTGAAACCGAACTTCCATACGCCGTCGCGATCGTCACGACTCTCTCGGAAGAGAACAACGCATCGGTGACTTCAGCTTTCACCCAAATCTTGGTCATCGCATACCTCCTTTGTAACGCTTGCCGACGAAGATGACGATTTGACGCTTGCCGTCTTCGTACAGCGGACAACATGCTTGAACCCACGAAGAAGGCAAGCCGTTATAGCGGTGGTCGAGCGCCGAGCCGACGCCGACGCGGAAGAAACCGTCGCGAATCCACGGCGTGTGTGAGTGCGCGCCCGTGACCTTCACGCCCATTCGTACGTACGTGAGCACCGATGCTCGCGCACCGTTCGCCCCTCGGTCGGCGTGGAAGCCGTGCTCGACGCCCCGCACGCGGAACGAGTCCCCACGCCGAAGGAAGTCGACGTTCTTCGGCACCCCCAACCGGCGGCACTCAAGCGCGAGCATGTCCGGCCACGACCCATGAGCCTCACGGTAGTCGTACGCGCGCGCCCACGCCCGGCAAAAGTACGGGTCGTTGCGCGGGTCGCGGTCGCGGCGGTGTTCGTCTAGCCACCGTTCGAAGTGCTCGTCGTGGTTCGAGCGGACGACCTTCACCCGCGGCACTTTAGTCGAGACGTCGGTCAAGTACGCCGCGACGCGCTCGACTTCGTTCTCGACCGAGAGCGGGTGGCGATCGTACCACTCCCGGTGCGTGCGGATATGGTGGTTGCGCGCGAACATGTCGAGCACGTCGTGCAGCACCAACGACGTCGGCGAGAGTTCGGCGATCAGGCGTTCGGTGGCCGCCGTAAGGTCGGCGTCTTCCCATCCGACGTGCACATCGCCGAGCGTGAGCGTGAGCGTCTTAGCTGGGCCTAGGTCGCCCTCGGGGCCGTAGCGTCGGCCGAGGTCGATGAAGCGCCCTTGCGAGTCGGTCGAGATGTGCCGGACGAAGTACGAACCATCGCGGTCGACCTCGACGATCACCCCGCCGTAGACGTGGTGCTCGCGGGCCTTGCGCCCCGCCTTCGAGTCGGTGTAGTTCGCGCGGGTGACCGCGCCGGTGGTCCACAGGATCTTCGGCGAACGCGTCGAGGTCGGGACGACCTCGAGTGCTCGGCGAGGGTGGCCGAAGATGCCCGAAGACTTGCCGGCGAAGACCTCGAAGCCGGAGAGCGGACGCGTCGCCGTCGGCTGGATCGACATGTCGCCGAAGACGCGCAAGTTACGCGAGAGCGAGCGACATCCGTGGTCAACGTACGGCGCGATATCGGCGTGCCACCAATCATCGTCCGCGTCGCCGGCGGCCCACACCGACGTCGGGTTTTTGTAGCGCCCGGGGACGACGATGAGCTGCCCTCGGTGGTCGGAGCACCACCGTTTGAACGCCGCCAACGTCGGGGCGTGGGGCGGGGTCGCGTTTTGCGCCCACGTAACGATGTAGCGCTCGGTCATACCAACCTCGCCGAGCGTTGCCACTCGTACAGGCCTTTTCTTTCGGCGATCCAATGCGTCACGGCTATCGTACCGAAACCTTCCCGCCTTACGGCGTCCACGTCCATGAACGACGTCACTATGTGGCTCTTAGGTACCCACACTTGGCCGAGACTCGACGACAGCAACCAAGCCTTCGGCGTCTCGTGCACTAGACGCGCATCGAAAACGACAGGCTCCTCTTCGGCCGCGCCTGGATCAAAGTCTAGAAAATCGTGGTAGTCTAGTGCGCCCATACCCACTCCCGCGGCTCAGGCTCGAACTTGGAGCACGTCGTCCGGCGAAACGGGAACGACTTGAGGTTGTCGACGCCGCCTCGACCTAAGCATACGTAGTACTCAGGATGTGGAATCTCCCAAGATTCACGGTCTTTCAGCAAGTGCTTACATCGAAGGCACGAGCGGGGCAGCGGATGCACGTCCGGGGCACGCCGAGGCTTCGGCTTCTCGGGCTCGCCGAATATGTCCTCGAACGTCATCATCGCCCGAACGCCGATTGCAGCCACACCGACGCCATGAGCAAGTCGTCCTCGGCGGCGCCGGACCATCCGCGGTTGTACGGTGCTCGGATGGCGACGCCGAAGCCGCCGCTCGCCTCGGACCACCCCTCGAGGTTGTGAGGCGCGTCGTCGATGAGTGCGTGGCCGTCGACGAGCGACTTGTCCGAGGCGATGACGATGTCGCGCTTGGCAAACCCGCGGTTTAGGAGCCACTGACAGCGCTCGGCGATCCAGCTCCCGCCGAGCATCGGCGACGTCAAGCACACGACTCGGTCGGCCCATCCGCGTAGGTGTGCCAAGCCTTCCATGGCGTACGGCAGCTCGCGGAGCCCGAGCACGAACCCGGGCGTCGAGACGAGGTCCTTCCACACCGCCTCGTTTTGCGCCTTCGTGCACACGCACTCGGAGAACTCGAAGGACGTGACCTCGTCGTACGTGACGTCGAGGCCGAACTTCTCGTTGAGACGCTCGAGGTAGGGCGTGACCAAGTCCGCCATCACCCCGTCGCAATCCACCAACACCGTGATCGGGTCATTCATCGGATCCCTCCCCCCTCGACGAAACCGTTCGGGTAGCGCTTAGCGAGCTTTGCCATGTTGGCCTCGAGCACGTCGTCGAGCGTCGCCCCGACGTGGGCGGCGATGTCGGAAACCTTCGCGAAAAGCGTTGCTGTGCTCGGACCGTAGTAGCGAATGCACACATAGTCCGACAAGTCGACAACATCCGCCCACAGCTTCGTTTTGTACGGGCTGCGGTGAGGCTTACTTACGCTCTCTTTGTGGTCCAGCGCCAGCGCCACGGCGTACCAACACACGTCGCCGAGTTCGAGGATGAGTTCCTCGCGGTCGAGCGTTTTGCCGTGCCATTCGACCTTCTTGACGAGGTCGCACACCTCGCCGAGTTCGCCGATGAGCCCCAAACGAAGGAGCGGCTCGGGCATCGGCTCGCCGTCTTTGTAGCGGCGACGTTCGATGTCTTGGATGAAGCGTTCGAGGACTGTCATTGGGCTTCCTTTGCGGTGCGGGTCCACGCCCCGCGGTCGACGTGGTGGACGATGTGCTCGTTGCGGAGCGTTTGGAGAAGGTTTGACGTCTGCATGTGCGTCATGCCGAAGCGCTTACGAAGATCGGCATTCTCGATACGAGTGCCGCGGGGTAGTTGCTCGACGTAGAGCCGAGCGTTAGTGCGCGGGTTCTCGACGGGGGCGGCTTCGGACGCCGGGGCCGTTTCGACGAGGTCGTCCTTCTCGACGAGGTCGTCCTTCTCGACGAGCGCGGCCAACCACGATTGCGCTCGACGTTTGGCGATACGCTCTTTGGCTAGCTCGGCCTCCAGCTCGCCGATTTTGACCCACGCCTCGGCTTTTTCGTCGAGGGCTTCGTCCCACATCTTCTGAAGATGGTCTACACGAGCCAAACGGAGTTCGTGCTCCTCGACGTGTGTTGCGGTGATGGCTTTCCATTTGCGCACCTCCGCCTCGGCGCGGGCTTCGAAGAAGATCGCGATGCCGAGGGCGACGGCCTCTACGAGGCATATCCAATGCACGGGGGTCATTTCACACCTTTCGCAGTACGGGTCCAGATACCGTATCGTGTATGCGTCACAAACCCACTGGCCGCCAACGTAGTCATCAAATTAGTAGCTTGAGCAGACGACAAGCCGAAACGCTCTCGTAGCATAGCTACGGGTATGTCGTGCCCTCTGGGCAAAGAGAGGGCGTACGAGCGCGCTTGGCGCGCGTTAGGCGCGTGGATGGACGTCTTTGTCTGAGATCTGGCAGGTGTCGATTTGCGTGCCTGGGCTGCGACTTCTTCCATCTTCACCTGAGCCTCTGTTAGTTGATTTCTGACAACTGAGAGAGTTGCCTCCAGGCCGGCAGCCGTTTCTCGACACCTCCGTAGGTTGGCCTCGGCTCGGCGCTCTAGAACAAGCGCAGCGATCAAGGCAACCAGCTCGATCGCGCACACCCAATGCACGGGTGTCATTCGTCGCCCTCCTTCTTCGTGGGCTTCGAGATGGTCGTGCCGCGAAGCGCGATTTGATAGTGGTAGTCATCGAGCGTGCGCTCGGGAAGGATGCCGTTCTCGGCGAGGGCGTCTTGGATGGCCTTCTCCTTCTTCCATTGCGCGATGCGCGCGGCTTTCGCGAGCTTCTTCGGTCGCGGGCGGCGGGCGCGGTCCTCGATGCGCATGAGGAGCGACGCGCCCGCGTTCAACTCCCTTTCGGCTCGTTTCTTGGCCTTCGACATCCCCTCGTTCTAGCGGGTTTTTCGAGAGGCGCAAAGCAAAAACGCCGTCCCCGTTTTAGGAGGGCGGCGTTCTTACCGGTATCGCAAACCGTAACGACTTCGGTGCTTACGCCCCGAGCTTCGCCTTCAAGGCGTTCTCGCGGAGTTGCTCCTTCGTCGCTGCGTTGTAGTACCACCCCGGGTGCTTCGGAGCGCGGGAGACCCACCCCGCCTCGAGCGCGAGGTCCTCGAAAGACTTCTCGGGCTCGGGCGGGGGAGCGTCTTCCTCGTCCGGAGGCGGGGCCTCGTCATCCGACGGCGCGGGTTCGGAACTAACGGCTTGTCCGTGGGCGCCGGCGGCGACGGGGCCGCGCGGAAGGGGCTCTTGTTCGTCGGACGGGCCGAAGGACAAGATGACGGTGTGTTCGCCTTTGGCGTTCACGTGGGGCGCCGCCGTGACCTCGAAGAGGCGGCCGGCCAACGCGCAAACTTCGCTCGTCGGGCGGTCCTTCTCGAAGTACACGACGCACGAATCGAGGACGTCGTCGTCGAAGAAGTCGAGTTCGTTGCCGCCGTAGCCCATGGCTCCGGCCAGCGCCTTCACGATCTTCCCTCGCTCGCGGTTCTCCAGGTCTTGCCGGGAGAATCCGCCCTTGGGCGTCACGTTCTCCGGGTAGCACGCCCAATGAAAGGACGAGCCGACTCGTGACGTGGGCCACTCTTCTCCGCTTTCGCGATTGAAAGTCTCCAGCACTTTTTGTACGGTGTAGTCGATGTGTAGACCGTTGCCATTGCGATCGGGACCGACGCGCACGTTGTCGACGCGCGCGAGGTACACCCCGGGCTTCATCTTTTCGCGGTTGAAGTTGGTTTGCGTCGCTCCTGCGATCGACATGCGCCGTGCGCGTACGGGTGCTTTGGGTGCCATTCTCATTCGCCTTTCTTCTTCGCTGTTTTCGTTACGCTATCCCACCGAGAGCCGCCTCGAGCAGCCAAGTCACGGGCTTTCGGTAAGTGAATTTGGGCCACGAAGAGCTTTTGACCTACACGCTGCATCTCCCCCGCGAAACGTGAGCGGGTGTCCTTCTGGGCGTAGAAGGCTTTCAGATGATCAGCACAACCTAGGTACATCCAATTCTCAACTTTGTCAGCAGTCTGACCCGGGCGGTGGGTTCGTGCAAGCTCTTGTTCGCCCGGCGCGGTCAACCACAAGTTTTTCGACCACTGGAATTGGAGGTTCTTGCCCGTGCCGTTCGCCGAGAAGGACGCGACGGCGGGCGTGCGCGCAGCGTGGTCTAGGATGGACCGCCCGCGCGAGTCGAGGCCCTTTCCGCGATAGTAAGGGATGCCGAGGTCGCGCTCGAGGCGTTCGCCGAGTCCGATGGAGGCCGTCCAAATGAGCTGGCCGTGCTCCTCGACCCACCTAGCGACGGCTTGGATGGCTTCGTCCGAGACCCACACCGCGACGCTGGGGGGCTCTCGGTGCCCCGTACGGGCGCGCTCGAGGTCGCGTTGCTCTATCCATGCCTCGTACAACCCGCCATCGTCCTCGAGCCCCGCAACGACCGCCGCGGCCATCCGGCCTTCGGTGTCGATGCCGCGACGGTTACGCCGGATGGCCTCCCGGCACCACTTCGCCCACGCCGAGCGCGCCGAGCGCCACTCCCGCGGGGGCGCCGG